AGAGCAAATGCTGCTGATATTAATCATATAGTTAGAGTCGAGGGATTAGATGCTAGTTTTAACTTCGTATCAGTTGATATCACCTTAACTGATGTTAGTAATGCTTCTGCTCAAGTGTTTTCAAGAATTAATAGAATGTATTTACTTACTGATGGTAATGCAAATCTAGGTCATATAAATGCGGTTAAAGGTGGTGTAACAGTTGCTAGGATAACTGCACTAAAAGGTCAGACTTTAATGTCGGTGTTTACCATACCAGCAGGAAAGACTGGTTACTTAATTAATGTTTGTATGTCAACTCAGACTAATGGGGATGGTTCAGGTCAAGTTATGGTTCGTGACTTTGGGGATGAAGTTTTTTTGATTAAACATGCATTTGAGATAAGTGGTGAAGGTGGACATTATATGTACGATTTCCATATACCTACACCAATCACAGAAAAATCTGATATAGATATTAGAGCAATATCAAGAGCTAATAATGGTAGATATACTGCGGTATTTGATATCTTATTAGTAGACAATTAAAAATAAATAAGGAATATAAAAATGAAAAAAGTACCAAGTTGGTTAAAGGGTTCAGTAGCAACCCACAGAGGATATGAAACAAAAGCTGGTGAATTATTAAAGTCCATCAGATTAACTCAAGAGCAAATCAATGAGTGGAATGAAGTTGATACTGTTGTTGTTGAAGAACCTGTAGTGGTTGTTAAAGAACCTGTAGAAGAGATTTATTTAAAGTCTAAGACTAAAGCAGAATTGATTAGCATTGCTGAACGTCATGGTTTAGAAGTTAATCCAAAAGATACAAAAGCAGATATCATTTATATCCTAGAAACTTTGGTGTAATATTATTATGAAGATGTTTGAAGTGTTGAATGAGGAGAACTTTCTATTATATGCATCTAGGAATTATAACTCTACTAAATGTATAGATCTTAATGAATTTTATGATGACCTTAATCGCTTCAAACATATTAATAAATTATTAACTAGATATGCTGTTAATGATGACCTGCAAGAAAGATTGTTACTAAATCATACCATTGTCTTATTCAATGTATTCGGTATAGATGCAGCAAGTAAAATGATATGGTATAGAATTAAAGAACAACATTGGTCAGTGATAAAGACTCTTCTTGTTTACTTGAACTATATAAATGAAAAGGATAAAGTTGAAGTACCTCTGGATATAACACTAGTTGAAAGACTTAGAAAGATATGATTTAAACGATTTTAACCTTTATAACATACTGATTACTAACATGAATAATAGTGCTATTTTCACTTAATATCGTTATTAGTACATTGATACCTATTAGTTCTAGTTATAATGCAGTTTAAACGATTATAATATATAACATGTTGATTAATAACCCTATCCCAATTTTCCCTAGTGACAGATCTATTATACTACACTTTTCAATAAATGTCAACCCTTAAAAAACAATTAGGTAAATTATTATGAGCATTATATCAAGAACAGGTGATTTATTTTATGCCTTTAGATTCTTAAAACTATTAGTTACACCTTGGAACAAAACCGAAGCATTTGAACTTGGTGTTATAGATGCAAAAGGTAAAGTACTAAAAAAAGGATCTACCTTAAAAACCCCCGAAGAAAAAACTTCATATACAATATTCCATAGACTAGTCTTTAATATTAAAAGATTAATTGGATTACTACCATACGGTAGAACTAAAATTGCATCATGGGCAACTGCTATTTTCTTGATCAGAGAAGAAACCGGTATGTCCGAAGAAGCAATCCTAAAAGTTCTAAAGAAAATGGATGCTTCCTTTAATGAAAAGGAATTAACAGAATCCTCCACTTGGTATCTTAATGAAAGCAAACAACTGCTACCAGGAATCTATACTTTGCAAACTGAAGGGGTTTCTCCTAAAACTGGTGAAGTAATTGCCTCGAAGGGTACTAACATTAAAGTTAATGAAGCACTAGAACCTGTTGGATATTCTCTTGGGGAACCTATATATAAAGTATATCACCTAAAAACTAAACAAGAAATCTTTATCAACTCTGGAGAAATAATCAAATGAAAGAAGAAGTTGCCTCAAATTCTGTATCCGGTGGTGGTGTAGATATGAATCCTAATGGAAGACCTAAACATAAAGAGTTTAATGTTTCTGCTGATGTGTTTCGTAAGTTTGAAACGGGTAGAATGAAATTCGAAAGATGGTCAAAGTTCCTTGATGAAGAAGATGATAATCAAATGAGTATCAAATTGTACGCCGCTAAGAATAGAGGTCATACTATCATTCTAAGAAATGAAGAAACAGGTGCACTAAGAGCAATTAGACGAAGATCATCTAACGGGTTATGATAAGACTATATGGTGCAATTGCTTTAGTTATGGTTATCCTTGGTTTGGGTCTTGGTTGTAAATATTATTATGACTCTACCCAAGCAACGATTGAACTATTGACCGCTGATAATGCCACTCTAAGTGTTGCAGTGGAAATCCAAGAAGCTACTATAGCAGAAATTAATAGTTCAATAGAATTGAGAGAAGAGGCTTCTGCCGAAATACAAGATCGACTACAGGAATCTGAGGTAATGTTAGATACACTTAGACTCAAACTCACTAACCATAATTTGACTAAAATTGCCATTAAGAAACCTAATTTACTTGAGGATAGAATTAATTCTGCTACCAAAGAACTGTTTAAAAACATCACCGCTGATACTACTACTCAGTAGTAGTTGTACACCATTACCTAAAATTGAAATTAGACAAAGATATTCGAATGGGGGGTATAAGTGTTTCACTTAAATTTGCAGTTATCGAAATGGTATCTTTTCATAATATTGCCCCCACTTTTAGGACAGTGAGGACACTGGACTATTTCTTGAACAAAGCCTTTTAGAGCAGCAGAAATCTTTGCTTTAGTTTCTTCTGATATTTTCTTGTCTTTTTGAGCAGCAGAAATCCTGGCTTTAGTTTCGGGTGACATATTCTTTTTAGAGGCACTCATCTTTTCTTTAGTTTCTTCTGAATGTTTCCTGCCTTTATGAGCAGCAGACATCTTTGCTTTAGTTTCATCAGATATATTTTGTTTAGAGGCAGAAATCCTGGCTTTATGTTCAACTGATAGTTTCCCTCCAGCAGCACCACCATCAAGACCGTTTTCAAGAATGAGATTTGCCCAATCTTTAGATTCTACTATATCATTTTCATTGGAGAACTGTAGTGCGACTTCTGTTATACTGGTGTCGTAATATGGTTCTGATAACCAAAGGGTCTCTATGAATTCTTTACCATGCTTTTTGATGTGATTTGTCCAACGAGTACCAGAACCCTGATACTTATAGGGATCTTTCTTAGTGGTTTTACCGAAGTATTTTAAACCTGTCTTGGAGTGTTGCTTGATATAAAGAAATGTTGGGATAATTTGTGTATATATAGTTGTGCTGGTCATAATGGTTTCCATTGTAGAATGATTAGAGTTACTGGGAATTGTCGTTCCGCGAGTAACACCTTTATTGCTTGACAAAAAGTGAGTAATGTTATAGAATAGTATTTCTAGTGTTATTTATACAAATTTAAATTTAGGGGTTATAGTATGATAAAAATATATGGTGCAATTGCTGTTACTAGTATTGATGGTTGGGGGTAAATATTAATATTATTACGATTCGACCCAAGAAACCATTGAACTATTTAAGAATATTACTGCCGATACTACTACTGTCCCTTAGTAGTTGCTCACTGTTTCAACCTAAAATTGTGACAGTCACTGAATTCATAAAACCAGTGATCACTCCACAAAAACATCCCAAACCCATTAAACTTTCTAAAGTGGAATGGTCAGTGGTGTCAGATAAAAACTTAGAAGCATTCCTAGAAAAATCCAGAAAGATGAATGGTCAAGTTGTGTTCATTGCAATATCAGTAAGAGGATATGAGAATATATCCCTAAATGTGCAAGACATGAAAAGATATATAGATCAACAAAAAGCAATTATTCTTTATTATGAAAAGTCACTAAAATAAAAATATTAGTAGACAAATCCTACTATATAGTATACAATATGTTATTGACTTTAAGAAACTTGATAAAGGAATGAAATGGGAATTAGATTATTAGAACCGAAATCTATTTACACGATAGATTACAAAACAGCAATAGAGTTTGCCAAACAACAATCAGAAATCTTCTGGTTGCCCGATGAAATTGAAGTTGAAAAAGATTTACACGATCTTAAAACCAACTTTACCGAAGCAGAATATCATGGTGTTATTTCTACACTAAAATTATTTACAATCTATGAGTTATCGGTTGGTAATGACTATTGGCAAAATTATGTTAGTAAAGTATTTCCTAGACCAGACATCCAAAGAATGGCAACAACATTTGCCTTTATGGAAATTGGGGTACATGCACCATTCTACAATAGAATTAATGAAGTCCTTGGATTAGATAATGATGAATTCTATACTGCTTATATGGATGATGAAGTATTAAATAATCGTATGAAATGGATCTCTAAGAGAGTTTCTAAACGTGATACGGTTTATAATATTCTGAAGTCTGTTGGTATCTTCTCTATGATTGAAGGTGCTATATTATATTCATCATTTGCTTTCTTGAAACACTTTAATAACAACGGTAAAAATAAACTGGTAAATGTAAATGCCGGTATTAACTTTTCTGCTATTGACGAAACATTGCACTCAGAAGCGGGTGCATGGTTATTCAGAACATTGTTAGATGAAGCAATTCAAGATGGTGTAATTACTGAAGCAGAACAAGTAAAACTTAGACAAGAATTAGAAGATACTACAAGAATTATCCTAGAACATGAAGCAGTGATTATTGGTAAGATTTTTGAAAAGGGTAGTATTAAAGGTATTAGTGATAAACAGTTGATTCATTTCGTTGAATCGAGATTGGACATTTGTTTATCTAACTTGGGATATAAACATATCTTTAACCCTACATATAACCCTATAGCATCATGGTTCTATAAAGATCTTGAGAGTAGTACTCTACATGATTTTTTTAGTTCTCAGGGGTCTGATTATAATAGAGCATGGACAGAAGGAAAATTTGCATGGTGAAAGAGTGTAGCATTTATGAAGAACTTGGTGAAGAACGTAAACAATTACAAGCAGAAGGTAAATTGCCACTTTGGTGTACAACTGCTGCTTGGCAAATGCTTAAAGAAAAATATCTAACACCAGAGTATACAGATCTACAATCAGTTTATACTAGAGTAGCAAAACACGCAGCAACTTATACTAATGATAAACCATATTGGGAAGATACTTTCTTTAACCTACTATGGAGCGGTCATCTAGCAGCATCTACACCCGTTCTATCTAATATGGGTACTGGTATTGGTTGTCCTGTAAGTTGTTCTGGTGGGGTAGTAGGAGATTCTGTATATGATTTCTATGGTGCTCAACAAGAAGCAGCAATACTATCAAAGAATGGATTTGGTACTTCGGGGTACTTGGGTGGGATTAGAGCAAGAGGATCAAATATCAATGGCATCAAAGGTGGTGCGTCTGGGGTATTACCAGTACTTAAGGATTTTATTCAAATGTCAAGAGATATCTCACAGGGTTCTCAAAGACGCGGTGCTTGGGCGGGATACGTTGAGATTGATCATGCAGATTATCATGAATTGATTAATCATATTTCTAAATACCCTGATGATGCTAATGTTGGTTGGATAGTTTCAAATGATTTTATTGAACGATTAGAAGCGGGTGATCCTGATGCTATTGAACGATATCAGAAAGCCATGAAACTTAAAATGATCACGGGCAAAGGATATTTCTTTTTTGTTGATAAGGTCAATAAACAAAATCCTCGGATGTATAAGGATAAAGGTTTTGAAGTAAAAGCATCAAATTTGTGTACAGAAATTACTTTGTATTCTGATAATGATCATACATTTTCTTGTGTGTTGTCTTCAATGAATGGTGCTTTGTATGATGAATGGAAAGATACAGATGCAGTATTTAATGCTACCGTGTTCCTTGATTGTGTTAACCAAGATCTAATTGAAATCGGTAAAAGAACACAGGGTATGGAAAAGGTTGTTAAGTTTGCTGAAAAGAGTAGAGCATTAGGGTTNGGTTTATTNGGGTTTCATACTTATCTACAAGAAAATATGATTTCATTNGAAAGTATGGATGCATATTATAAAAATACAGAAATCTTTAAACACCTTGATTCTGAATCTTTAAGGGCATCTAAGTGGATGGCCGAATCATTTGGTGAACCAGAATGGTGTGTTGGTTATGGTGTTAGAAATACTCATCGTATTGCTATTGCTCCTAACTTATCTTCTGCTCTTATTTGTGGATCTGTTAGTCAAGGTATTGAACCTATATACAAGAATGCTTATGTTCAAAACACATCTGCTGGAAAGGTTGATAGAGTAAATTCGACATTATTAAAGTTGATGAAAGACCGTGATGTATATTCTGTTAAAACTGTCCAAGATATTATTAAGAATAGTGGATCTGTTCAGCATGTTGATTGGTTATCGGAAGAAGAGAAAGAAGTTTTTAAGACTGCCTTTGAAATCTCTCAATTCCAAATAATCACATTGGCATCTGGAAGACAACGATTTATAGATCAAGCACAAAGTATTAATCTGTTCTTTTCTGCTGATGAATCGGAGGCATATATATCATCGGTACATAAGGCTGCGTTTCTAGATCCTTATATAAAAAGTTTATATTATATTAGATCTGAAAGTGGTGTAACCACTAACAAAGATGAATGCATTTCGTGTCATGGATAATATCTCACCTACTATTGAGTAGAAAGAGGTGACCGCTATCGCCCGGTCCACAATAGGCGACCATTAATATACCTAACGAATAAAGGTAAAAAAGGAAATGAGTGATATGGATAAAATAGAACACACATGTAATGCATGTGAAATGGAATATAAAATAAGATCTACTATGGCAGTACTAGAAAATGTTCAAACTAGATACTGTCCTTATTGTGGTACTGAAAATATTGATGATTTAGATTTTGAAGAAGGTTATGAAATTCCTTTGAATGAATCTGATGATGAAGATTTTGAATAATGATTGGTATCACCAGAATACTTTAGTAGAAACATTACCCGATGATTGTGTCGGGTTCGTTTATATGGTGACGAATCTTACCAATAATAGAAAATATATTGGTAAGAAACTTGCAAAGTTTGCTAAGACTAAGTACAAGATGGTGACCTTAAAGGATGGAACAAAGAAACGTAAGAAGATTAAGAGTCAAGTAGAATCTGATTGGAAAACTTATTATGGTTCCAGTGTAGAGTTGTCGTCTGATGTGGTTTCACTAGGAGCAGAAAACTTTACAAGAGAGATATTGTTTTATTGCAAATCTAAGGGTGCATTGTCGTATGTAGAATTAAGGGAACAGATTTTCCGTGAAGTATTATTACATCCTGATCTATGGTATAATGGAATAGTACAAGCGAAGATCCATAGAAATCATGTAAAAGAGTTGACTTTGCCTTGAATGTGAGTTATAATAAGTCTTACAAAATAAAAATGGAAACATATTATGATTATTATAGATTTCTCAGCAATTGCTATTGGCAATGTTGTTGCTCAAAAACTAACAAAGGAAGACGATATCCGACATACAATTCTGAATTCACTCAGAATGTATAATAAAAGATTCCGTACCGAATATGGTCAAATGGTAATTGCTATAGATTCTTATTCATGGCGTAAAGAGATTTATCCTGAATATAAATTTAAACGGGCTTCGGCAAGAAAAGAATCACCTATTGATTGGAAAAGTATCTTTGTGATTATTGATAAAATTAAACTTGAATTAAAGGAGAACTTTCCTTATAAGGTTGTAGAGGTTGATAGATGTGAGGCAGATGATATTATTGGTGTATTAGCATTAGATACCCAAGAGTTCGGACAACATGATAAAGTGATGATTGTATCCGGTGATAAAGATTTCATTCAGTTACATCAATTCAACAATATCAGACAATATAGTCCTATCACAAAGAAATTTATACAGAACCCAGATCCTAAAGCATATCTACTAGAACACTTATTAAAGGGTGATTCAAGTGATGGTGTGCCAAATGTATTGAGTCCTGATAATACATTTTCTGAAGGTATCCGTCAAAGTCCAATGACACAAAAGAAGATTGCAAAGTATACAATTGACAATCTTGATGATATGCATACTATTATGGAAACAGAAACATATAGAAACTTCTGTAGAAACCGTAAGATGATTGATCTAACACAGATACCTAAAGATCTTGTGTCAAATATCCAAGAAGAAGTTGCTAATGTGAAAGTTAGTAGTAAGTTAAAGGTATTAAATTATCTTATAAAGAACCGTTGTAGTTTATTAATCGAATGTGCAGGAGAATTTACGTGATACTAATGATACACGAGGTATTAGAGAAAGCAGTCTTATTGAAGACTAAAAAGGCAAAGATAAAATTTTTAAAAGAGAATAATACACTAGCATTAAGAGACATTCTAAGAGGTTCATTTGATGATGGTATTGTATTTACTTTACCTAAAGGATCACCACCATTTAATCAAGATGATGCTCCTGTTGGATATTCTAGAACCACACTACAACATGTGACAAATAGATTTTCTTATTTTGTTAAGGGTGGTAAAGGTGATGCTTTACAAAGACCGAAAGTTGAAAGAATGTTTATTGAGATCCTTGAAGGTGTTCATGTAAAGGAAGCAGAGTTAGTTATTCTAATGAAAGATAAGAAACTGACTAGTGTGTATAAAGGTATTACAAAGTCTTTAGTTAACGAAGTCTTTCCAGAATTGATTAAGCAGTAAATATATTATGCCAACCCATGCAACAAGGAGTAAAAGTTTTCTCAGTTAAATCATTTTAAATACAGTAAAAATATATACAGGAAACTGAATATGTATGGACCTCAAGTAGAAAGATTAAAGAGGGATTCTAGGGAACTAGGATACTTTATGCGGAGATTAGAAAAACGTGGTGAAAACAAAAAGGCATTCGATCTTCAAAAGAAGAGAGAGTACCTTGATTCTAGAATTGAAGACTTGGAGGATTTCTTTCTAGGAGCGTAAATAAGTCTTGACAATCTTGCTATTGTATAGTATAATATATTTTCAGTAGTAAGATTGTCTTAAAACCTAATAGAGGATATGAATGCCAACCTATATGTTTAAGAATATAAACACTGGAGAAATCACAGAAAAGTTTATGAAAATATCAGCAAGGGAGATTTACCTAGAGGACAATAAAGATCAAGTAGCATATATTGCAGTTTCACCTCATATAGTTCATGAACTAGGGGGTGTATTATCAAAAACTTCAGATGGTTGGAATGATGTTCTAAAGAAAATCAAATCAGGTTCTGGACAAGGCAACAGTATTCATACAAAAAACTAATAATGAATAGTAAATCAACTAAAATAAGATTAGAAAATCTAACATCTTTAGAACCTCTTACCGAGAATCAAGGGAAAGTGTTCCGAGCATATAATAGTGGAATGAATCTTTCTTTGAATGGTTCTGCTGGTACTGGTAAAACCTTTATTGCAATGTATCTGGCACTAGAAGAAATTCTGGATAAAGATACACCATATGATAAATTGGTTATTATCAGATCCGTTGTTCCGATTAGAGATATTGGTTTCTTACCAGGAACAGAAGAAGAAAAGCAAGAGGTTTATACAGCACCTTATAGAGGTATTGTAAGTGAACTCATAGAAGAACCTAATGCTTGGGATGCTCTTGTAAATCAAGGGGCAATAGAGTTCACATCAACATCATTCATACGGGGTATTACATTAACCAATGCTATTATCATTGTCGATGAAATGCAGAACCTAAATTTTCACGAACTAGATTCTGTTATTACCCGTATAGGGGAGAACTGTAGATTTATAATGTGTGGCGATTATTATCAATCTGACTTCTCTAAAGATAAAGATCGAGATGGAATTTTAAAGTTCATGTCTATTATTACTAACATGAAATACTTTGAAACTGTGGAATTCACATGGGAAGACATTGTTCGTTCAGGTCTTGTACGTGAATATATTATGACTAAAGAACACCTAGGAATTAAATAAAATATTATGTCAAAAAAACTAGCAAAATACGATTCTAAAAATAAATTTAAAGATGAAATAAAACGCAACACTCCTAAGAAGATGCGGGATCCTTCTGATAAAAATAAGGAAAAGTATAATAACCAAAGTGCCTTATTAAATTATGAAATTATTTGAAAAACTTGATATAGATTTTGGTTATCAAGATCTAGATGTTGTATATAATGGTGGTGGTAGAAAATACAAGACACCTGACGGTACTTTGTATCCTTCTGTCACTACTGTATTATCAATACTAGGTCGTGATAGTATTGAGGCATGGCGTAAACGAGTAGGAGAAGAAGAGGCAAATAAAATATCTTATCGTGCTTCTACTCGTGGCACTGCTGTCCATTCTATTATAGAACAATATGTAAAGAACAATCCTGATTATAGAAAAGGGTTCATGCCTAATGTAATACAATCTTTCTTAGCAGTGAAAGATATCCTTGATACTAGAATGGGTAAAATATATGGTCAAGAGTTTGCTCTATACTCTGACTATTTAAAGTTAGCGGGTCGTGTAGATTGTGTGGGTGAATTCGATGGTGTTATGTCTATTATAGATTATAAAACATCAACTAAACCTAAAAAGGAAGCATGGATATCTAATTATTATATTCAAGAAGCCGCGTATGCTATTATGTGGGAAGAAAGAACTGGGATACCTATTACACAACTAGTAACAATTATTGCAGTAGATAACGCACCAGCACAAGTGTTTATTGAACATAGAGATAATTGGGCGCCCCAATTATTAGACACTATTGAAATGTATAACCAAGAACATTGTATAAATACTAATAGTTAATAATAAATAATAAATAGGATAACTAGTATGGATGATAAAATCACAAAGTCACAACTTAATGTCATAGAGAAATCTCTTGATAAAATATTCGACCAACTTGGAGTTGATGTTGTGTTTACTAAACATTTCTTTGATAGATTAAATGATGCAAGAAATAAGAAACAGATTACACCCGATGAATTGGTGGGCATATATAAAGATCTGTATAAGAAGTTTGGTAAAAAAATATCTAAAGTTGGTGGTGGTAAAGAGGTTGAAGAGTTAGTGAAATCAATGAGTACTGATATTAACATCCCAGTTCATATTGAATATGATAAAAAGAATAAAGAAGTAAATCTTGTTGCTAAAACAGTAATGAGAAAAAAAGGTTTTAAAACTGGTGATAAAGTATTAGCAGTTGAAGGCATGTTAGGATTTAAAGATTTTATAATAGAAGGTCAATACGAAATGATGATGCGTAATGGACAAGTCCGTAAGTTCATTGCTAAAGATGATGCTGATGCTAAACGCATTGGTAAAGGACACAATGCCAAGAGTGTTATTCGACTAGTAAAGGGAATGCCTGTCAAATTAAAGGAATCTGTCAAGACAGTCGATGATTGAGGTATGTTAGGATTTAAAGATTTTTATAAAAACTAAAAAGTGAGATAAATTATGAAATTTGCACCATTGAAAAAGAATGTATTAGTAGCAAACATTGAACGTGTAAAAACAACATCATCAGGAATTATTATTGAAGGTACTTCTGGTATGTCTGATAATGAAACTGGTAGAGTGCTTGAGATTGGATCAGAAGTGAATGAGGTTGCTGTGGGTGATGAAATCTTATTAGATTGGGCAAAGAGTACACCAGTGAAAGTTGATGGTGAACAACGTGTCGTTATCTCTGAAGAGTTTATCATAGCGGTTATACAAAGGTAAATTAAATATACGGCAATGATTGAAGTCGATAGGACTGGGGATGCTTGGTCGAAGATATCCTAATTTATGAAATATAAAATACTAAAGATTGCTAAGAGTGATATCAGAAAGAAGTTATTAGCTTTCGGTATGACACCATATACTATTGTTGAGGTTATAAGAGTAGCACCTTTAGGAGATCCTATTGAGGTGATGGTTCGTGGTTGTTTTATAAGTATCCGTGCAAGTGAATGGGATACATTAACAGTTGAAGAAACTTAATTATAAGATAGGATATAATATGGGAAGTGAAAGTATAGGGATGATTTTGGGATCTGATCAAAAGTCCAATAGTTTTTTAAATAGACCTTTAGGTGGAGCACTTCACGAGTTTTATCTATTAGGTGAAATAGCAGAAGCATCTGAGTATATTGATTGGTTTGATACAATCAGAAATGCTGTTAAGGGTGATATCGTTAGGATACATATCAATTCGTTTGGTGGTGATTTATTCACTGCTATTCAAATGATAAGATCTATTCAAGAAACAGAAGCAAGTGTCATTTGTTCTGTTGAAGGTGCTTGTATGTCTGCTGCTACAATGATATTTCTTCAAGGTTCTAGTTATGAAGTATCAGATCATTCTATGTTTATGTTCCACAATTATTCTGGTGGTACTATTGGCAAGGGTGGGGAAATGTATGATAATATTATACACGAAAAGAAGTGGTCAGAAAAACTATTAAGAGAGATATATGAAGACTTCTTAACTGAAGTTGAAATCGAATCTATCCTAAATAATAAAGATATTTGGATGGATTCTGATGAAGTTATTGCTAGACTAAATTTAATCAATGAATTGTATAGTGAAGATAATGAAGAAGAAGGTGATAACATGTTCGATGATTTTGATGATGATTTCATTGAAGAAGAAGAAGAAGTTAAACCTAAAAAATGTTGTGGGAAACTAGATGATAGATGATATATTCGATTTTGGATTTACCGCTGTAGATGAGGCAGAACTTGATATTGTGCAACAAGCAACTAATCAAGTTCTTAAAACCGAAAGTACAGCATTAGATCTACAAACTAAAATTGATGCACTATACAATGCTGTGGTGCCATTACTTAATAATCTCAAAAAGAACCCTGAAAAGGAATATATACTATGGCCGAATCGTTTAGAAAAGGTAGAGCAATTTGAAACACATTTACTAAAAATTTATAAAGGTTAGTTATGACAAAAAGTTGGCATGGGGGAAAAGGAAGTTCCCCTAGAAAACAAAGTGACCGAAAACAATTCGAAGACAATTGGGATAAAATCTTTGGTAAAACCGAAGAACCTAAACCTGAAGAATCTAAAATAGAGGATGATGTATCATGAGTAAATTCAAGTTAAGTAGAAGGTCTAAGAAGAAACTGATTGGGGTAGATGAAGGATTACAAAGTGTTGTAAAAAGAGCAATAGAAATAACTGAAATAGACTTTGGTGTAACTGAGGGTGTAAGGTCACTTGAAAGACAGCAAAAGTTATTTGATAGAGGTGCAAGCAAGACAATGAGAAGTCGGCATTTAACAGGAATGGCAGTTGATCTTGTTGCGTACATAGGAACAGAGGTTAGGTGGGATTGGCCTTTATATCATAAACTGGCAGATGCTATGAAGGTTGCTGCTTCAGAACTTGGTGTTGAAATCGAATGTGGTGCCGATTGGAAAAACTTTCCGGATGGACCACATTTTCAAATAAAACACTAATTTAAAATTATTCGCTTGACATCACCTCAATACTATAGTATAATAGTATTTTGAAATGGGAATATATATATTTTATGAGTAAAATTACAGATTATATCATTGACATGGAGCAAGATTCACTTGTTCTATCATACGTGGAGTTCGTTGAGAAATACGGATCACACCACAATCAACAGGCATATCAAGAAATGAGAATACCCGTTCTTCTTCTAGAGGGACAGGATAATCTTACTGTTTCACAAAATGGAAATAAGAGTTGACTTTTAAAGGATGATATGCTATAATTATAACATAATCAATAATTAGGAGAGCGATGAATTTTAAATGTGACGACAATTTTAAAAGTGATGTAAATTCAAAGATTCAAAAATTTACACAAAGCGATGTTATAGATTCTAAAAATAGTATACTAGAAATAACATCAAAGGGTTCGTTAAAATGCAAACCAACTAGAGATCTAACAAGAGAATTATATAATGAAGAATCGTATTGACTTAATAAGAAACGCAGTGAATAACCTAAATTCAAAATCTGAGTTTAAAACTAAACTAACATCAAAGAATAAACTTCCAAGAACATCCAAGGCATATAAGAACTTCCTAAAGTCTGAAATGACTATTAATAATAACTTAGCGAAGTTAGATGTGAACCATAATGTTTGGAAAGATTCTGAATCTTTTGCAAAAACCCATTATAGTGATGTATATAATGAAACAACTAAAATTGACAATGAGTGGAACTGATATGAATGACTATAGAAACCTTTTAAAATCTAACATATGCGAGGTAACCTTTACTAAAGTTGATGGATATACAAGGGTAATGACCTGTACACTTCAAGCAGAAGCAATCCCTGAAGATAAAAAACCTAAAGGAACATCAACTAGAAAAATGTCTGACGAAACCATTGCGGTTTATGACATTATTACTGAAGATTGGAGATCATTCAGGATAGATTCTGTGACGGAGTTTAAAGTTCTAAAATAAGGAAAATAAGTGTTGACATGGATGTCGATTTAGGTTATAATTACCTATACTTTAAAAAGATAGGAAATAAATATTATGAACAGTGAAAACAAAAAAGATTTAACAAAGACCTTTGAATGTAGTTACAAAGATCTACCATTAGATGACAACGATGATTATGATCTTGAAGCATTTACACCACAACAACTAAGCGATTTCTATTGGGACAACCCTGAAGCAATTCCTGACTAAAATAAAACTTGACATCTAGTTCTAGATAAGGTATAATTAGTCTTACTTAATTGAGAAATACAGGAAATATATTATGAATGAAGATGAATATTACGAATACGAAGTTTATCGTGAAGAATTTAATCAAGACGAAATCGATTTGATTATAGATTATGATGATATATCAGATGATGAAAAATAAAACTTGACATCTAGTTCTAGATAAGGTATAATTAGTCTTACTTAATTGAGAAATACAGGAAATATATTATGGCTATTGTTAAAAAGAAGAAAAAGGTTGTTACCAGAATCAAAACTGGTTTAGCGGGTGCTCCTACCGATACCTTTGAAAAATTTAAAAGGTATATTCATACCGATATTGATAAGAAAGTGATATCAACTATTATAAAAGATTATATCCATCAAACCTGTTCTAAGGAAGATCAAAAATATATTTCAGCATGTCCCGAATATGTATTCACCATGAATACTCATATTGCAGCTTGTATCCATTGGAAATATGCTTTGAGTAATACATTTAAACCAAGAACAGTTAAAAACGGCACAAAGGATATTGAAATATTTTATGATGGTGATAAAGCGATATCAAACTTTTTAATCTCATCTATAATAAAAGGTAAATCCCTTATCAAAGAAACTACTATTGATGCAAAACCTATTATTGTAATAAGTCCTAAAGAAAGACTATTGAATAAAATCAATAAAACCGTGATGATTGATCTAGACACTATAGAAGATTCTTGGATTGATAATAAAAAGGATGTATCTAAACTAGATCTATATACAGCATTTAAGGGTCATGGTTTAACTGGAGCATCTGTGCCTCCTGTAAGAGCAAGACTTATGACTTGGTTATCTGAATATTCAGATGCCTTTAATAATACATGTGAACAAGCTGTTGAAGGGTATTCACATATTATAAGAAGAATTATCAGAAAGAGAATTGATATTATTAACGTAATGTTAGGGGATTTGGATAAAGTATTATCAGCATCTAAGGCAGTTCGTAAAACTAGAGTGGTAAAACCTAAATCGGTTAGCAAACAATTGGAGAAACTTAAATATCAAAAAGAGAGTTTGGAATTTAAAATATCATCTATCCAAGTTAGTTCCATCATTGGTGCAATGAGATTGTTTGTATTCAACTCTAAGACTCGTGAAATATCAGAATATGTTTCTACGTCCTCTAAGGGGTTTGAAGTTAAGGGTACAACATTACAGAACGTGAGTGATGTGTCAAGGAAAACTAAGTTAAGGAAACCGGAAGAGTTCTTAACAATTGCACAAAAGAAAACAATTAAACAAATTGATACTGCATGGAAATTATTGACAACAAAGGTTAGTGTTCCAAATGGTAGAATTAATTCCGATACTATAATTTTAAGGGTGTTTGCATAATATGATGATGTTTAATATGTCTACAAATATGGTTGAGCAGATTGAAAAAGATTTAGAATTGATACCATTAACACCAAAGGAATTCTCTTATATGGTAGAAGAGAAAATCTTAAAAGGATATGATTATATTGCTGCGTGTGTTTATATCTGTGATGAGTTAGAGTATGAGATCACAGAGATTTCTAAATTGATTACACCATCTTTATTACACAAGATTGAAGCAGAAGCAGTTTCTAATAGATTACTTAGATCCAATTCTCACATTCTACCTTTATGATCGAACCATTTACATCGTTCAGGTTATATCAATCTATAAAGTTACATTTCGACTCTGACTCGTATGATTGTATTAAGTATCACTTCAAGACCTCAACAAAACCAGAAACATTCTGGAAGAGGAAGGATAAATATTTCTTTGCTAAGATAGGAAAGCAATTTGATGATACAGATGATTTGATTGGTTATTATGCTTCACAGTTTGTTGCTGATAACAAATGGATAGGTGATATGATAAACGATGAAGCAGTGTTTAAAGATTGGCAAAGGAGAACACAATCATTAGCATATAACTTTGAACAGGATATATGTAAACTTGAAAGCACGGCAGGATCATTTGATAAATTATTTGATTGTTCTAACGGACATCCTGTTGTGATAACATCTTTGATATCAGAAGAGATATCAATTGAAACTGTAGTGATACTAAATCACATAACAAAGTTTTTATCTAAAGCAGATAAAGAGATTACAGAAACCATTGTGTGGCCAGATATATCAAGGAAGATTCGTAAGTACGGATCATTCATCAATATTGATAATAATAAATTTAAAAATATTATACTTAAAGTTTTCTCGTCATAGCGATGAAATCTTAGATTTGCAGTTGTCGAAATGCCATCTTTTCATAAGGCTAAGGCCCCCACTTTTGGAACAGTGTGGGCAATGGACTATTTCTTGAGCAACACCTTTATTAGCAGCTGACAACTTTGCTCTAGTTTCGTCAGATATATGATTTTTAGCAGCAGACATCTTTGCTTTGGTTTCGTCAGAGCGTTTACTGCCAGTATTAGCATCAGATATCTTGGCTTTAGATTCTTCGGAATGTTTCTTGCCTGTATTACCAAATCCACCATCAAGACCATTTTCAAGAATGAGATTTGCCCAAAGATTGGATTCTACTATGTTGTTTTCAATAGATAACTGTAGTGCAATTTCTGTGATGTTGGTGTCGTAATATGGTTCAGATACCCAAAGGGTTTCAACGAATTCTTTACCATGCTTTTTGATATGTCGTTTCCAATGTAACCCTGATCCTGGATATGTATAGGGATCTCTAGTAGTTTTACCAAAGTATTTCTTACCAGTTATGGAGTGTTGCTTGATATAAAGAAATGTTGGAGTGATTGGTGTATAAATAGTTGTGCTGGTCATGGTAGTTCCTTACTGTAGAATGATTAGAGCCAATAGATGTTCGAGCATCGTGATTGGCATTTTTATTGCTTGACAAAAAGTGATTATTGTTATATAATAGTCTTTCTATAGTGTTATTTATACAAATTGAAATTTAGAGAAAGAAGTGAAAATAAGTGTTGACAATCTTACTACTGTATAGTATAATAGTATTTTAGTTAGTAGACAGAGGAGGTAAATTTAGATGCAGTATGTGTGAATAATTCAGTGTTACAAATAATTCAGTAAATAATTCAGTAAATAATTCAGTAAATATAAAAGGAAAATAATATGTCGTTTGATTCATTAAAAAGAAACCGTGCTAATATATCATCATTAACTAAAGCAGCAGAAGCTGCTGGTGGTGGTGAAAAGAAAAACTATGCGGATGATAGACTTTGGAAACCAACAGTTGATAAAGCTGGTAATGGTTATGCAGTATTTAGATTTCTACCAGCACCTGAAGGTGAAGATCTCCCTTGGGTAAGTTATTTTGATCATGGGTTCAAAGGTCCATCTGGTCAATGGTATATCGAGAATTCATTAACATCAATTGGTCAACAAGATCCAGTTTCAGAAGCAAATACAATCTTATGGAATACTGGTCGTGATGAAGATAAAGCAATTGCTCGTGATCGTAAAAGACGTTTACATTATATGTCTAATATCATGATTGTTTCTGATCCAGGTAACCCCGCTAACGAAGGTAAAATATTCTTATACAAATATGGTAAAAAGATTTTCGACAAAGTTATGGATGTTATGCAACCACAATTTGCGGATGAAACACCACTAAACCCATTCGATTTCTGGGAAGGTGCAGATTTCAAGTTGAAGATTCAACAAGTTGCGGGATATCGTAACTATGATAAATCAGAGTTTTCGGCAGCATCTGTGTTTAATGAAGATGATGCTAAACTTGAAGTAATCTATAATGGGTTATATAAATTAGGAGAGTTTACAGATCCAGCAAACTATAAATCGTATGATGAATTGAAAGCGAAACTAGCAAGAGTCTTGGGTGAAGAGGGTGCTACAAGATCAACAGCAGAATCTATTTCATTAGATGAAACTGCAACACAACCCAGTTTCAAAACAGAGTTCGCTAAACCAACAGCATCTGTTGCTGAGGAAGCAGAGGATGAAACAATGAGTTACTTTCAAAAACTAGCATCAGGTGATGGTGGTAGTTAGAGATAGATAACAAGGTATAGTAGAAAGGGGACTTAATTGTCCCCTTTTTTTTCTTTCTAATATCCAGTGTTCATAAACGACAATTTCACCATATCATCTGGAGTAATTCCACTAGAAACAACGGTGGATGAATTTGTCACATTAGTAGTAGCATTACTATTTGAAGTCCAACCACCTGGAGCAACAACGATATTGTTACTTTCTTTATCTGCTTCTGCTTTTTCATTGATATTTTCATTGGTTCTTGTATATACTCCAGAGTCAGGTGTTTCTAACTTTTCAACCACAGGTTCATCACTACTACTACTACTAAAGAAATTACCGATACTTGATAAGATACCACCACTTTCCTTTTCAGGGGATTCTTTAACTAAAGATGCAGATTTTTCGGTTGATTTATCTGTTACTGTAGAATCAAGCGGTTCCTTTTTAGCGTTTTCTTTCCTATAATGTTTGTTTCCCCATTTTTCAGTTTTAGCCAACTCAGCAGCATTTTTAGCTTTAACACGAGAATCCATATCTTTAGGCATGGTAAACCCACCATCAAAAGGATTTTCTTTAGTAAATTCGTAGGATTCCTTTTCTTCTGGTGTTAATAATGCAACCTTTTCTGCTTCTGCTTTATCACGTGCATCGTTTCTAGCCTTTGCTATCTTTTGATTTTTAGTTAATTCCTTTCCTTCGATTACCAGTTGACCAGCAAGGAATTTTCCGTCTTTTACACCAGCATCTTTAAGTTGTTTTGCTTGATCGTCTCTTACACGTTTACTCTCTTTCCTTCTATCGTTAGAATTTCTCTTTCCTTCTCCTCTGAATCCATTAGCTCTGTCATTAGATAGTTTTTCCTCCTTTGACAATGGTTCAGTTTTCTTTTCTTCTTTCTTTTTTTCTGTTNNTTTAGTTTCTGTAGATCCGAAACCTAGAAAACTAGCAAGTTTACCAAAACCTGGTATGGCTTTTGTTAATGCTCCAATAAAATCAAAATCAAAAACCGATGTGATAAATGATACAACACTATCCATTAATCCACTAATGGTATCCAATATCGTATCTACAACATTCTGGAATATATCAGTGAAACTAAACGAATCTAATAATTCAGAAAATTTCTCAAAACCTAATGCACTAGCAACCCAAGAAACCAAGTCTTTAATTAAATCTGGTATAAACCCATAAATTTTAGCGGGAAGTTCACTTATCAGTGTTCCTATATTTTGAAATATATTTGAAAATGATTCTATTATAGGACTAAAAAAGTTCGATATAGAGGTTCCTATTGATGCAAATATATTACCAAACCAATCAAATGCGTTGCCAATACCATTTTTAATGATATCCTGAAAACTAAACGAATCAAGAGATTTAGAAACATCATCAAAACCGAAAGCACTTGCTACCCAAGATATTGCATCTTTTAATAGATCCATTGGGTACCCTATCATTGTAGCACCAAGCCCTGATATAAATGCTTTGAATGTTTCCATAATAGAACCAGTTTCTTCAAAGGTCTTAAAGGCATCATTGAATGCATTATATAATGATTTTATTGCTAATCCAATAGCAAGTGCTGCTCCTACTATCAATAATGCTGGTACTAACATTGGAGCAATAGCCGCTAATATAGGAGCAAGAGCAGCACCTATAGAAGAGAACATTCCCATCATACCAGGAATAAAACTGGTCATCATAAAAGCTTTAGCAGCAGACATTGCATTTTTAAGAAGGTTCCACCCCTTACCAGCAAACTTCGTAAGACCTTTCAAGAAACCTTTAAAGTCTGCTATCCTTTCAGGTAACCACTTCATCTGCATAAAAGTTCTTACTGCTGTAACAGCCACCTTTAACGCTTTAAATCCTGATATAATTTTACCACCAAACTTCAAACCAATTCCTAATATTATACCAGAAAGTATTCCTGCATGTTTCCAAATCAACTCTAAAGCACCGCCAATATCGCCTTCAACGATTTTATTAATTGCTTTAAACATATCAACGACAAAATCAATAGCACCATTTATAATTTTAATGAATGTTTCTGGGCTAAATAATAAAAGTGCTATCCCAGCAAGACCTGCAAGCAGTCCACCTTTAGACTTTAAACTTTCACCAAGTGATTTTAAACCATCAGACATTCCTTTGGTATTTTCTTTAATCTTATTCCATATTGATGCTTGTGATTTTAATTTCTTTTCAGATTCTCTACGTTGTTCTTCACCTTGTGCTAATTTACCAAGTGCTTCTAGTGTTTCACTCGCAGATTTCTTTTCTTCATCAGATGAACTAGGATTCTCTAATATTGAACTAACATCAGCAAATTGACTGGCAAGTTCAAGTGAATTTTCATTTGAATCTTTGTTTAGTTTTTTAAGTTTAGCACCCAAATCTCCCTTAGACAACGAAACCTGTAATCCCTCATTTTGTGCTTCTAGGGTTTTAGTTAAGTTCTCTAAAGATTTATTTTCAAAAGATTTTAATTTCTTTTCAGATTCTCTACGTTGTTTTTCACCTTGTGCTAATTTACCAAGTGCTGCAAGTGTTTCACTAGCAGATTGTTTTTCTTCATCAGATGAACTAGGATTCTCTAATATTGAACTAACATCAGCAAATTGACTGGTAAGTTGTCTAGAATTCTCTGTAGTATTAGCATTTAGATCTTCAAGTTGTTTACTTAAACCATCCATAACCAAATTGGTGTCTAATATTTTATTTTGTGCCTTTAGAGATTCTGTTAATTTATTTATTGGACTGTTTTTTTCTGCTTCCTTCTGTGCCTTTTTAAGTGCTGCCTCATTCCTTCTAGCAAATTCACCCATAGCATTAACATTCATAACTGAAGATGCTTGAATTTCTTCTGTTACTTCAGAATCACCCTCTTTCCAAACATCATTTAGTTTTTTAAGTTCAGATGTAACAGCATCAACATTCAAAGAAGTTTTTAACGCTTCAGTTTGTTGTTCTATTGCATCTGTTATATCATTATCCTTTGCCATTATTTTTTACCTGTTTTGAGATTTAATTCGGTCGTTTTCTTCTTTAATATATTGTACTAATAACATAAGATATATCTCCCTTTCCCAAGGGATCATTGAATCCAATTCAGATAAAGAATATTTATGATGTTGCATTAGAGAAAAATTAGTCTTATAATAATTCTCTAATGAATCATGTGACATGCATACTAAAAAAAACTTTGTAGACCTTCCAACACTACAGAGTTATCTTCACCACACGATACACATTTGAAGTCAATGTCATGTTTTAGTTTTGGCATATCATCAAAATACTCTGATATCTTCACAAATTGTGTTGAAGTTAATGATTCTAGAAATGCTAGTAGATTTGCTGGAGTTTCATCTTGAGCAAGATATACACTTTCTTTATCGTAAATAGATTCAATAGAAGATACTACTGCTCCCATTGCATTATCTCTGTCATCATTTTTAGATGATAATTGTTGCTTGATACCCTTCACGGTAGGATATTTTAATACAATTCCAATTTCATCTGTTAATTGAATCTTCTCAGATCCTTTCATTTCACCCGACACTTTAACTTTGTCTAGATTGATTTCTATTTCATTCTTGGTTTCGCATGAAGTACATTTGACACCAATCTTAGCAATTTCGCCAACTGATTTAGCACGAATCTTTAAGAAGATATATTCCATATCAAACATAGGAAGTTTATCAACATTTACTTTGCCGTCAGTGCAACCAGAAATGACATCACGTAATGCTGTTATCATTTGCTTTTGATCGTTAGTTTCAATGCCCATCATAAGAATCTTTTCTTCTTTGACTAGGTAAGGTCTGTATTCAATTTCTTCTTGTGTACTAGGTATAACCAATGTATATTTTGGTGTATTAATTCTAGGTAATGCCATTATATTCTCCTGTAATAATAATAATATTGTATTCTTTATCCAATCAAGTTTGATAAACCCGTTGATGCTCTATTAGTTATAGACGTAATTCCTGTGTTAACTTCACCAATAATATCGTCAAGAAACCCAACTCCTGTTGATGGTGTTGTGATACCACCAAGACCAGTATTACCACCCGCCAATATATCTTTTACTCCTTCTGAGATAGGTGATGTTATAGATGTGACAGTTGAAGTTATATTTTCTTTGATGGCATTAATAGTAGAATTCAACGAATCATCCAATGATGTTTGAATACCCTGTTTAACGGAGTCTAGATCAAATTCAACTTGGTTTGGGATATCACCAAATGGACTATATGGTAATGATGCGATGTTAGGATTCGGTATTGATAATGCATCCCCAAAATCTGCTGTAGATGAAACCTGCTCAAAGTTACTTCCCTTAGTTGTAAAATTATCAAAGGTCATCACAATGGTTAACTTAGATAATGCACCATCACTAACACTTAATGGTGTTATAGCCATTGATATAGGAAATGCCTTATGTAACATCACTTGATGGATTTCATTGTTATTTAGATCAAGTTGTGATATTGTCATTGGCATAGCATATTGATCTCTATATCCAACAAATCCGGATACATCATTTACAACATGTTTCATCCATTTTTCAAAGATACGGTATATATAAAAATCATTTGTGACATAGAATGTAAGTGTTACATCATCATTGATAAATGTATAAGGTCGTTTAATTTGACCACCAACAGGAGCAAACTCATTAGTTGATATACTTCTTCCAGGAAGTGTTACACTTTCACATAAAGCATTTACTGATACAGTATCGGGTTGAACCGAAGCAGGTCCTGAAAAGGTTATAGCAAAATAGTTTGCTCTTGCTATACCTTTATGTTTATTAATCTGAGCAGATAAATCTGCTATAGGATTCTTGAATTTCATTATTATCCTCGGATAGTTTTTCTTGAGTCACGCCAAACTGTTGACTGCTTAGCTTTCTTAAACATGGCTACTGGCAAAAAGGTCGCTAGTTCCCATTCAGGGGGTTCTACTCGTACCACTGATGCTTCTATATGTGAGAAGAGATATCTTTTATAACAAGGTTTAAAATACTTAAACTTTGCGGCCGAGGATAATAATCCATAAGACAGTTTCATCTTAGTAGATTCATCATAACGTTTATTATTAACAGTCATTAATAAACTATCCAATAACTTTGCCCTTAATACTGGTGGAACATAATGTAAGTTGATACCATAAAAACCACCATCAGCGGGTGCAACCATAACCACTAATGGAAAATTATCATAGTAAGGTAATGTCTTACGTAATTTTGGATCATAAAAGAACATATACATAGATCCAATTCTTGGTCTATTCATCTTCTTTAAATTTGGATCTTTTAGTATAGATCTTCTATTAAAATCTTTAATGTTCTTTAATTTATCCATGAACCATTTACGTGATTCTGCGGTGCGTGGTGCAATACCTGATCTAAATGCTTCTTTCTCATATTTATCAAATAACGAATCTGCCATAATTTATTTCCTAGTAGGGGTTGACATTTGTAATAAAGTGTAGTATAATAGATCTGTCACCGGGGAAAATTGGGGATACTATTATCCTTTAAGTAATATTTTTATACCTAAACCTGTTAAAGTATCTTCCGTCCATATTTCGAAGTGATATCCTCTATCTTGTGCATACTTTGTTGCTGCTTTCCATTTACACTCATTCTTGATATAAGTCATACATTCATTAATATATCGTTTAGTTTGTCTTGCTGGTTTCTTTGGTGGTATTGTCTGGCACTTTGGTTTAATCTCTACAAGTAATATTCTACCATTAGAGAACTTAATCTTTAAATCAATAAAGTATCTATGCATCTTATTATCAGTCTTACATCTATAAGGTACTATAGTTTCTTCTGATTGCCATCCAATAATATCTTCACGTCCCTCACACCATTTAAATGCTTGTCTTTCCCAAAGTGATCTATAGGTAACAGATTTATAATCACCAAGATATTTTTCTGGTTTCTTAACCTTATATTTACCTTTGTGAGTTTTAAATGCCATAATAATATCCCTTAAATCATTGTATATAAATAACTATATTACTATTTATAACGGATTCAATTTATGGCAAACTTAACATATCCAAGAAATTTATCAGAGTCTAAAGCAAACTTTGTAACATTTAAAGCCCTTGGTAAAGCAAAGGGTGATATGATTGGATCTGTAACTTTATATTGTCCTTCAAGTTTGGTTAGTGCTGCGGGTGCATCCTATGGCACATTTGATATGGGGATGTTCGGTGATATGGGGGATTTGGCTGGTAAAAATGCTGATCAACTTGCATCGAAACTTAAAGGGAAAACGGCAGCACTTGAACAGTCACCAGAACTAAAAGCATTACTTGCGGGTCAAATGTTAAAATCATCGGGAGTTCCTGGTGTAGATAAAATTGGTGATGTTTATAAAAAGGAAAACGGTATTGCTATAAACCCTAATACTGTCACAACATTTCAGAATATGACAATGAGAGCAAACACCTTTCAATTCAAACTTGTTGCGGATAGTCAAGCAGACTCTGTTCTTATCAAAAATATACATGAATTCTTCAGGAAACATATCTATGCTGCTTCACAACCTGGTAATAATACTATTTTATCATACCCGCCCAAATGGGAAATAAAGTTTCATAAGCATGATGGTCAAGTTAATAAATTTATTCCACAAATCTATGAATCATTCCTTGTTGGTTGTAACTCAACGTTTAATGCATCAACAAACTTAACATTCTCTGATGGTGCTCCTATTGAGGTTGATCTGACTTTATCATTCCAAGAAACTAAAGTTCTTAGTCAGGGTGATATTCAATTATTAATGCAATATTAAACTATATAAGGGTTAATACATGTCAAATTTCTTTAAAAACTTTCCATTATCACCTTATGATTTTGGTGATAATAATAATAATAAAAATATTATCATTGATTTGTTTAAACATGTCAAGGCAACTATTAATCTTGATGATTCTAATTCATATACATATTATCAGATATTAGATGGTTCAAGACCTGATCAGGTATCACAAGAGTTATACGATACACCAGATTATTATTGGACTTTCTTTATGATTAATAATCACCTTATAAATGGTATGCATTCTTGGCCTAAAGGATATACTGAACTTCAAACTTATATTGAATTGAAATATCCATATCATACTTTAACTGGTTATGTTAATTCCGGTGGTACCGGTGAGGATCATTTATTTTATACCAAATCCTTTGTTAAAGGTGAAACTATTCAGGGAAGTGAAACCGGATATACCGCAAAGATTATTGATATTGATTTGGATATGAATAGTTTAACATTAGGGGAATTATCGGGCAATTTTAATTCAACTGAAGAAATTACTGGATTGACTTCGGGTGAAGTTGTTTCTCAAGGATCTAGCAATTACACATTCACATTACAAAATCAAAACGAATCTGCACATCATTATGAATCGATTGATGGTGTTGTTGTACCTCGTATAACGTATTCTGTTGACGAAATATATCCAATTCCCTCATTATATAAAATAACTAATTATAATTATGAAGTGGGTGTCAATGATTCATTCATGGATATAAAGGTATTAAAATCACATTATATCGAAGATTTTTCACGTACATATAAGAAGTTAATTAATGGCTAATACATCAGGTTTACATAAAACCACATCAACAAGTGAAGGTGGTGATCCTTCTTCGCATAAGCTAGGCATTAAAATATTTTCTTCTAATGGCAAAGAAAGAGATATTACTGCATTAGTTTCAAAGGTTATTGTAACGGAATCCATATACCAACAAGCACTGATGGCAGAATTTGATATCACGGATGGTATCAATATGATGGAAGACCTTAATATTACTGGTAATGAAAAGATTACTATGGTATTAAGAAAACAAATTAAAGAAGGTGAAGAAGCCGCAGATCTTCAATCGGATTGGTATATCCTTGATATACCTTTATATGGTAGACCTAAACCTGATATTCAAGTATATAAGATTAGATGTATATCTACATTTGGGTTTATCTCAAAATTAAAAAAAGTAGAGCATGTTCTTAAAGGTACTCCAGTTGAAATATTAGAAGAACTATATCGTGAAAATAATATTGAGGGTGAGAAGTTAGATGTAAAGGATACATCCTCGGCTGGTATTATGACTTATATACCACCTAAGATATCTTACTCGGATGCTATATCACAAATATTATCTAAGACAATGAGTGATAATGGTTCTCCTTATTTCTCGTATGAAATCTTCAATGGTTCATCTAACGGTTCTAAGGTTGTTATGACTTCTTATAATGAAATGGTGACGGCTGAACCGTATGAAAGATACGAACAACACTTTTTTGAACAGGGTGAAGCCTTTACGGACGGACAATATTCACATAAAAGAAGAAGTATACTTGAAGTATCATCTAACCTAGGATTCTCTCCTTATAAAGCATTAAAGGATGGTGCTTATACTACTAGAAGTCATATATTAGATTGGGGTACTAAATCATATAAACTGTCCGATTATAATGCTATGGATAATAAACCACCTTTGATGGATAAAGATCTTATTATGCATCCTGATTTTAATATTAATGGTTTAAGTTATAGTAATATAGTGGGTACTCATAATCTTTATTACAATACAAATGCATTAGCAAGAGCAGATATGGGTGAAGTTGGGATACATGAACATATGGCTTTATCTGGTAATATAAGAAGATCTATTATGTCTAATATGGCACAACTAGAACATTCAGTTAAATTATATGGTGATGTTAGATTAACACCAGGAACTATGGTTGAAATTATATTTGCTAAAACTGGTCATGCTGAAATTGAAGAAACAGACCACGTTGATTTATTATTATCGGGTAGATATTTAATTGTATCATCTGTACACGAATTTGTTTCGGGTGGATATTTTACAAGAATTAAAGTTCGTAAAGATTCTATTGATCGCGGTAAACTAGCATATAATCCTATTGAGGGTGGTAGTTCTCCTGAACCAAAGGAATTGGTTGGCAAAAACCCAGACGGACCTAATGGTGGATTATTGGGTGAGACTAAACCTATAGAAACTATTATGTTACAGAATAATGTAGAAGAGTTTGTGGAAGAGTTTGGTGGCGCTTCTGTTATAACAGGTACTAATCCCACAGATCCAAACAAAGAAGAAGAAGATCTCTTGGATGAGATTGGTGGTTGGATTGATACTTACCTTGGTATAAACGGCAATCTCGTTGATATAGGACAGTTATCTTTATATACTGGTATGATTGATGATGATACTGGATATGTAACTATTAAAGGTAACTATTCAGACATGAGCGGTTATTTATCAGACGAGCAATTTTTGCAGTTCATAGTAAATAAAAAGAACGTTTTATCACCGGATGAGTCTTTATATGATGATGGTATAACCAAGAATTGGGTTGGTAGTTGGGTTGATAGATTCATTGGTATAAACGACAATCTCGTTGATCTAGAAAAGATAAAGAACTATGATCAATTGATTGATGATAGTGGTTATGTAACCTTTGAAGGTACGTTATCGGTTATGAACGGTCAGTTATCAGACTCACAATTTAATCAGTATTTAGTAAATAGAGCAAAGTTAAACCCACCTGCTGTTGATGTTTCACCCGGTCTTGATGCTGTTGATAGACAATTCGACTGGTACTCAATAATGACACAGGAAGAGCTAGACTACTATAGTGGTGTTGTGGATGAGAATGGACAATATCCACCAGAACCTGACTGGAATGATATTGCGAGCAGAAGGTAATAGTTCATATCTCTCTTGACAAGGAACGTCATTATGTGGTATAAGTATAGTACAATTACAAAGAGAAAATGCAACAATATAATCAGACATAAACACAGTCGAATTTATACGTATTGCCTATTTAAATAAGGATTTAGAATTATGAATGTAAACATGAATGATACCAGACAACAACAGTTTGTCTGGTTCACGGGTGTCGTTGAAGATAGAGCAGACCCTTTATTTTTAAATAGAGTAAGAACCAGAGTCTTTGATTTCCATACTGAAGATAAAGCAAAGTTGCCCACAAATGATTTGCCTTGGGCAACAGTATTAATGCCTACCACAGTTTCTGGTGTTTCTGCTATAGGTGAAGGTATTCATGGATTAGTGGAAGGTTCTTGGGTATTCGGTTTCTTTAAAGATGGTTCAGATGCACAAGATCCTGTTATTATGGGAACTATCATGGGACAGAACACCGCTGGTTCTGAATCTACTATGGGATTTAATGATCCTAATGGAATCTTTCCAAGAGAACAAGGTATTGATACTTCTGATAGAGCAATAGGTATCGAATCAACTAAGAAAGCACGTGTTGGAATATTTGAACCAGAAGATCCTTATAGAGGAGAATATCCTTATAATAAAGTTCGTATAACCGAATCTGGTCATATGATTGAGTTTGATGATACTCCTGGTGCTGAACGAATAAATATACAACATAGATCTGGTGCTTTCATTGAAATACATCCTGATAATAAAATGAGAACTAGATCCGCTGAAAGATTTGATGCAATGCAAACTTGGATTGTTAATGTTGCGGGGGATTCTGTTGTTAATGTTGGTGGTAATGCGGTAACAACAATACAAGGAGATTCAACTATTACTGTTGCGGGTAAATCTAATATTGATGCTAGGGGTGATGTTCTTTCAAGGAATTATGGTGATACCACTGCATATAATACTGGCAAAACAACTTTAAATGCTTTGGATGATGTAACAGTAAAATCATTGGGTAATCTGGTGGTGGATGTTGCGGGTACATTATCAATGACATCTGGTGGTGATATGTCCTTCATTGCCCCTAATATTACTATGAGTGCTACGGAGACATTAACAACATTATCAAACAATACTATTATAAATGGTACAACTAATGTTGCATTACATGGTCTAACTGTTGACTTTAATCCTACTGGTTTTGTGGTAGGAGATGTGTCACCTTTACCTGTTGTAGAATTTACAGAAAAAGAACTTGATGAAATTTTTCCTGTAATAGTAGAAGAAGATGATATTGATGTCAATTTTCCTACACCAAAATTCTCGGTGGTGAAACCTGATGGATGGACTTCTTATTCATCACAAACTTCTGGATATAAAGAAACAGGATCATCTGGTGCAAGTGCTTTTACTGGAGGATCTATGAATATGATCGAGGCGGGTGGTGGTAATCTTGCTGTTGAAGAAAATGTTATTCTAGACACAGGGGGTGCTGGTTCTGTCGTTTATATCAACCAATATGCAACAAGAAATAAACCACTTGCAGCAGAATTAGAAAAAATCATTATAGATGCCGCAACGAAAATTCAACTTGATGTACAGATATTTTCTGGTGGTATGACTAATAAAAAGAGAACTGGTTCTGATAGACATTTATGGGGATTTGGTTGTGATGTTTGGTTATTTTCTGGTGGTAAAAAACTTAAAGTAGACGATTTACTATTCCAAGATTTTGCTAAAGCATGTAAAGAAGCTGGAGCAACTTCAATGGGTGCTGGGGCTGGTTATATGGGTGGCATTGGACTTCATGTTGATATTGCAAAAGGTAATACTGTTAGTCCTGCCGCAGCTTCTTTTTGGGGTGCTGGTGGTAGATCTGCTAATACACCAACTTGGTTGGTAAATATTTTTAAGGCGTAATCGATATGGCTGCTTTAGCAAAGATGGGTGGTGAGAGTGAAGTAAAATGCACTGATGGTGCTTTAAAAGACCCGCCAACTGAGTGTGTGACGCTAACTGTTTATGGGAATAAATGGGATAAAGAGACAACTCAAAAATCTGCTGCTGGTAGTTCTGATGTTCTTGTTAATAGTAGTGGCACTGTTCGTAATGGTGATGCAATGGTTACACATCCTGATGGGGATCCTTGTGTAGTCGCCGCCGTAAATCACGCACCCACTCTTAGCACCTATAGTGCTACTGTATTTGTAAATAGTAAAAACATTGGAAGAATAGGTGACAAGTATAATTCTGATGAACATTTTGATCATGAAATATCATCAGGTTCGGTAAATGTTTTTGCTGGTTAATAAAAAGGAATATAAATAAAGACATGAGTACATTAAACTTATCAGATAATTCTGACATAACAAAAGATTCACAAATTGTATCAAGAGTTAAGTCTTATTCAGATCTTGATTTACGATTTAAACCCCATCCTAGTTATGGTGATATTGTTCCTATAAAGGATATTGCAGCAATCCAGAGTTCTATTCGTAATATATTATTAACCAATTATAACGAGAAACCTTTCGAACCAGACTTTGGATCTAACATTACTCAGTTTCTATTTGAACCAAGTAATCCTATTACAATATCATTGATGGTTGGAGAGATTAAAAGGTCTATAAAAAATCATGAACCTAGAGTTGTGGTTCGTGATGTTACTGTTACTGATGATAGTGATTTAAATGCACTTTCAATATCGGTTACAGTATTGATAATTAATTCTCAACAAATCGTTGATATATCTTTATACTTAGAGAGAACAAGATAACATGGCATCCATAAAGAACGTAACAGAATTAGACTTTGATCAGATAAAAGATAATCTAAAAATATTTTTATCAGCACAAGATAAATTTAATGACTATGATTTTGATGGTTCGGGTCTTAATGTATTATTAGATGTATTAGCATATAATACACAATACAATGCATTATTAGCTCATATGTCCGCAAACGAAACTTTCTTAGATTCTTCACAACTAAGACAAAATGTGGTTTCTCATGCCAAATCCCTTGGATATCTTCCTAGATCCGTTAGATGTTCTGATGCTAATATGAAATTAGTGGTGACAGGGGATTCACAAGGTCCAGCAGAACTTCAAATACCTAGAGGCACAACCTTTAATGGTGCAATCGGATCTAAACAATTTACATTCGTAACTAATGTATCACATAAAGCATCTAAAGATGTTAATAATCAATATACATACGATTCTGTTATTGCTAAAGAAGGTGCATTAAAAAGTATCACATATCGTGTTACTGGTAATGAATTTCAAAAGTTTAGAATTTCGGATAAGAAGATTGACACCTCAACTTTAAGTATTAGAGTTAGATCATCTTTGACATCTGCTGATTATCAAACATATAATTTCTTTCAGAATATTAATGATATTACAGCAACATCCTTTGTATATTTTATCCAAGAAAACTCTTATGGTGAATATGAGTTTTACTTTGGGGATGGTGTGCTTGGATATAAACCTGCTATAGGTCAAATAGTCGAACTGTCTTATATTTCTACTAATGGTGTGGATGGTAATGGTGCAAAAGCATTTACTATCAATTCTAGTATTGGTGGATATACTTCTATAGTAGTACAACCCGCAACAGGATTCATTAGAACTTCTACAGGCACTAATGTTGAATCTATAAATTCTATTAAGTATAATGCCCCAAAGGTATTTTCAACACAAAATAGAGCAGTAACAGCACAAGATTATAGATCTTTATTATTATCAGAATATGATTTTATTGAAGATATTTCTATATGGGGTGGAGAAACTGCGGAACCTCCAGTATACGGTAAAGTTTATATCTCTATTAAACCTATTGATTCTGAATATCTTTCTCAACGTTTAAAACGTACCATTTATAAAACATTAAAATTGAAAAACATTGGATCAGTTACACCCGAATTTCTTGATCCTGATTATACTTTTGTTACAATGGATGTGCTATTTAAATTTAATCCTAATGAAAGTTCTAATAGTAAAGTGCAACTAGAATCATTAGTTTTACAAGGAATAAACGATTATAATAATACAATCCTAGAAAAATATGATGGGGTGTTGAGACATTCTAATATACTTAGTCTTATTGATAATACTGATGCTGGTATATTGAATAGTACAATCAGATTAAAAATGCATAAACATTTAGTTCCTATCACAGGATTAACATCTAATTATAATCTTAAATTTTCATCACCAATATACACATCAATTAATAGTGAAGAGGTAATTACATCAAGTACTTTTACTTATGAAGGCACTACTTGTAAGTTCACAGATATTGCAACTGAGGCTGTTGGTTTTAGAAAGATATTAATATTGGATACTGTCACAAACAATATTGTGAATAATCAGGCTGGTATTATTAATACAGCAACAGGACTTGTTAGTATAGTTTCGATTATCATAGAATCTACGGATGATATTTTAATATATTGTAGTCCAGATTCAAATGATATTGCTCCTAAGTTTAATCAATTGGTTTCTATCGATTTCACAACTGGACTTGATGGTTTGCCCGGTGTTAACGTTGCAGGAGAAGAAGATGGTATATCAGTTCTAGGATCTACAGCATCCTCAACATACAATACATTCCCAAGACATGGATAATTTAAAAAAGTTAAATATTGAGCATTCCAAGGTTGAGCAGTTAATACCTCAACAACTCCTTGGCGATGCTCAACAACTTGTAGAGTTTCTAAAGGAGTATTATAACTTTCTGAATGTTGATGGAAATCCATCAGACATTATTAATAATATGCTACGAAATAAAGATCTTGATCTTCTTGTAGATGCTTTTATTGATTTAGTTCGTAAAGAAATTGGTGAAGGTTTAGCAAGAGGTTTAGTAGCAAATAAGGTTAATGTATATAAAAACATTGTACAATTATATCAAGCAAAAGGTTCACTTGCTTCATTCAAATTGTTATTCAGAATTTTATTTAATACAGAGATTGATATAGGTCTACCAAAAGAACAAATTTTCATTGCTTCGGATGGTAGATGGAATCAACAGAATGCTTTATTTGTTGAAACTATTTCTGGTGATCCTTTCATTTCCGTTGGTAATATTGTATTAATTACAACACCAACAGGAACAAAGATTAAAGTTGATGTTGAACGTGTTAAAAAAGTTAGTGCCACTGTTCATGAAATTATTATATCAAAAGAATATATTGGTAATATATCTCCAAATTCTGTAATATCATATAACACTTTTAGTGGTAACATTAAAAATGCACTTAATAAGTTTAAGATAAAATCATCGGGTAGAAACTTTAAGGTTGGACAATTTATTACCATTAATGATCATGATGGTACTAATACAAGAATTAAAGTAACAGCAGTTGATGCTAATAGTGGTATCTTAGATATAGATTTTATTGAATTTGGTACTGATTATCCAGATACTTATAATATCCAAATAATACCTAAAGGATATGATTATAATACATACCCTGATCCATCAGATCCTCTTATAGCAACTATAACAGATATATATGAAACTTGCTATACTCATGATAATGGATATATTCAATTAAATTCTGATACACCAATTGCCTTTGGTACTGAATATGTGCCTAATGAAAATGATGTGAATAACATTAACATGGAGATTTCTGTAGATCCTGTTAATGATGCTATAGCATATCCATCAAGAGCAATAATAGAATTTACATCAAATCCTGTATCAAAATATAAGGGGGCATATACATCCAATAAAGGATTTTTATCGGATGGCATATATGTACAAGATGGATATTATTATCAACCATATTCTTATGTAATTAAATCACCAATCGATTTCTCTACTTATGAAAATCTGGTAAAACAATCAGTACATCCCGCTGGTATGATAATGTTTGGTGAGATTAATATTAATAATATAATTGATGCTTCTACTTCTATCAAATTATTATTAAATTACTTTAATGATAGATTATATGATGCTGTCGATACTTCAGATATTATGGTTGTATTATATTTCAAACCTTTATCCGATAATGTATCTACAACAGATAGTGTATCATTTGGACAAGATAAATCTATATCAGAAATATATAATATAAATACAATAGAAGATGGGTTTATTGATTTAAATCCTTATGCTCTTGATTATTTTGCTGAAGAATATACTGATTCTAGAGTAGGAACATTTTAAATACAAAAATAGGAATAACATAAATGAATATGCAAGAAGTTGTAAAATCTACGGGTGAAGTATCAATCAAAATATTTGATGCTGCTGGTAAATTAAAAGAAAAAATATTTGTACCAAATCTAGTCGTGCAATCTGGTAGAGATTGGATAGTTTCTAGAATGGGTTCTGATACACCAGTATTAATGAGTCATATGGCCATTGGTAGTGATGCTACTGCAACAAGCACAAGTCAAACAACTTTAATATCTGAATTGGGTAGAACAGTATTAGGTTCAAGTGTTGTTGTCGATAACACTATCACTTATACTTCCGCATTTGCGCCTGGAGTTGGTACTGGTTCTATTGTAGAAGCTGGTATCTTTAATGATGTGACTGCTGGAACTATGTTATGTAGAACAGTATTTGGTGTTGTAACAAAAGACGCGGCAGATACTATGACTATTTCTTGGACTATTACAGTATCTTAATTATTACGAATAGAGAGAAATTATGAGTGCATCAATTACACCATTATTCCACCATAATATAGCAAGAACGATTTATGAAGATATTCAAAGTCGTAAATCTATCTATCATACCTTTGTGGGACAAATTCTACCTTGGACAAGTGAACTAGATCCACCTGCCGTAGAAACTAATATATCTTACACTAATGATGTTAGAAATAATATCATTTCGACTAAACAAACTTCTTTGCAAGATGTTTCTTATGTTGTAAATGAAAATGTGTGGACGTTTAACGCAATTTATGATATGTATGATGATAATATTAGTGTAATTAATCCAAGCACTTCTGGTGCTACTTCATTGAATACTGCTAAGTATTATGTACTTACCGATGATTATTATGTCTATAAATGTATCTTTAATAATAATGGTGTTGCTTCTACTATACAACCAACAGGAACTTCTATTGGTTATATAGAAACTTCTGATGGTTATGTATGGAAATTTATGGCATATGTACCATTAACTCTAAGAAATAAATTCCAAGGATCGGGGTATTTTCCCATCACACAATCTGTTAAGAATCAATATTATAGTAACGGCACAATATCTGCTTATACTATTCTAGATTCTGGATCAGGTTATTTACCAGAGGAAACTTATGTTTCAATTGATGGTGATGGTGATGGTGCTGATATAAGTCTTGTATTCAATTCGGGACAGATCACAGATATTATAATTAATGATGCTGGGTATGGTTATACTTACGCTAATTTAATTGTTACTAAAGGACCTTCAGATGCTGGTTCTGGTGTTAATATTGTTTTAGATCTAGCATTTGGTAACTTAGATACCCAGCAATCTACCGTAGAATTATCTGCTGTAAAAGGTGCTTTAAGTTATGCGGTTGTTTCAAATGGTGGTTCTGGTTATACTACTGCTAGTGTTGCTATCTCTGGCGATGGGACTGGTGCTGTTGGCACTGTTGAAATTTTGAATGGTGTTATTACTAATATAAACTTATCTAGTTATGGTACTGGATATTCTTATGCTAATATTGTTATCACTGGTGATGGTACTGGTGGTACAGGAAGAGCAATTATATCACCAATAGGTGGTCACGGAAGTAATGCTCCATCAGAATTATTATCAGACATATTGTGTTTTTATAGTTCACTTGAAAATGAAAGTAATCAAGGATTGCTTGTAGATAATCAATATAGACAATATGGTTTAATTAAAGATGTTGAAACTTATGATTCATCATCCAAATTAAATGTGTTACTTGGATCTGGATGTTTCCTAGTAACCGCACCAACTGTCACTAATGTATTAGAAGATATGGTTCTTGTATCAGGAACTAAAACCTTTAATGTGATTACATCTACAAGCACTCAAATATTATTACAATCTAAGGATAGTTCTGTTCCTACAGTGGGAAATGTTTTAGTTAATCCGTCAAGTGAAGATGTGTGTACTATAAGTGATGTCATCGATCCTAGTATTAATAAATTCTCTGGTGATATGTTAATCGTGGATAACAGATCTGCTTTCACTTCATCCGAACAACAAGCAGTTATATTTAGATCTTATATTAAATTTTAAGGTATAAATATAGTTAATATCAATTTAAAGAGTAATTATCAATATGACAATTAATTTAAATGCTGATCCATATTTCGATGATTTTGATGAAGATAAGAACTTTCATCAAATATTATTTAAACCTGGTTTTGCTGTACAAACAAGAGAACTAAATCAACTTCAATCTATATTAAGAGATCAAACAAAGAAGTTTGGTAATCATGTTTTTAGACAAGGTTCTGTGGTAATTCCTGGTAATTCCCTTAGCGACTTGGCAGTACCTTATATCAAACTACTACCTACTTATGGTGGGTTGGCACTTGATCTTACCACATTTATTGGTAAAACTCTTGTAGGCACAACTTCGGGGTTGACTGCCATTGTTAAACATTCAGCAGCCGCTACTCTAACAGATTCTGATACACTATACCTCTCGTATACTTCAGGTTCTGCTACTGGTGCAGTATCGTTTATAGATGGTGAAGAAGTTACTGTCGCGTCCACTTCTATTGGTGCAACTTTAATAGCATCTAGTGCTACTGGTGTGGGTTCACTTGCATTTATAAACTCTGGGGTTTATTATGTAAATGGTACATTCGTTTCAGTATTACCACAAACAACAATATTATCCAAATATGATTCTTCTCCTGATTGTAAAGTATTACTAAAAATTACAGAAGAAGTTGTTAATACTAATACAGATGAAACTTTATTAGACAATGCTAATGGATCTTATAATTATAATGCTCCTGGTGCTGATAGATTAAAAATTACTCTTACTCTAACAACATTAGAAACTGGTGTAACCGTTGCAGATGATTATGTCGAGATTATGAGATATGCTGCTGGTATATTAACAGAACATGCTTTGAATCCAAAATATACCGAATTAGAGAAATCTCTTGCTCGTAGAACCTTTGACGAATCTGGGAACTATGTTGTTGATGGTTTAGAACCAATAATTAAAGAACATCTTAAATCTAATAATAATGGTGGTGTTTATCCAAGTGGTGACATTTCTAAATTAGTAGTTGATGTGTCACCAGGAAAAGCGTATATCAGTGGGTTTGAAGTAGATAAAATTGCTTCTACTAAACTTGTTATTGATAAGGCAAGAACTGCTTCTCACATTAAAGATACCGATATTACACTAAGACCTGAATTTGGTCAATATATTATTATTTCGGATATTGTTGGGTATTTTGATATTCATAGTCAAGCAACAATTAATCTTTATAATGATAATGATCCTGCTAATGTTTCTGCTACTCAAATAGGAACTGCTACTGTTGTTGGCATTGATTATCTTGCGGGTGATATTGCCACGGGTGCTATCTATAAATTATGGGTATCCAAAGTTGCAATGTCTGGATCTTATACACTTAATTCTACTGGTGGGATTCGATATGGATCTAGTTATTCTGCTCATGTATTAACAGAATATAATGCTCCTGTTTCATTAGGGACATTCCAAGTTGCGGAATTGATTACTCATACAACATCTGGAAGAACTGCAACAGTTGCTTATTGGAATCCAGTTAGTGCCACACTTTATGCTTTTAAGCATGACCATACAAAGGAAACGCCGAGTGTTGGTGATAGTATTGTGGGTTCAGTTTCAACTACTGTTTCAACAATAAAATCTAAAAGCACCTTAACTTCTGTTGGACAATCTGGTTTAGTTTTTAGATTGCCAAAAGCCGTTCCTTATACATTGAAGAATCCTGTATCAACATCTTATGATTTACGATATACGGTACAGAAAGAACTTAGTATTACAACAAATGCCAGTGGAGATGGATCTGTATCCGTATCATCCGGTGAAACCATTTCACCTATTGAGGTTGGTACATTTCAAGCAATTGATGTTTCTGGTGTAGTACAAAATACTTTATTTTCTTTGAACGTAGATGGTACAACTTTAACCGTTACTGGTGCTGCTATTAGTACAGTAATTAAAGTTTATGCTAATGTCGAAAAGGATAGTGTTTCACCTAAAACTAAAACGGTAACTTCACATGCTCAAGTAGTTTCTTCTCCTACATCTGTTACGGTTCTTGATAAGACTGATATTATTCGTATCACTTCTGTTATTGATACTGTTGGTGATATTACTTCTAGTTATCAATTATGGGATGGTCAAGATGACACCAACTATAATTTTGGTAAACTTACTTTAAAATCTGGTAAGTCTGCTCCTGTTGGTGCTATCACAATCACTTATCAGTATTATCAACATTCTATAGCGGGTGATTTCTTTTGTGTTGATTCTTATCCTGTAGGTTCTTTAGAGTCTGTTATTAATTATAATTCACTATCAACAGGACAATTATTTGATTTACCAACTTGTATCGATTTTAGATCTTCTGCTTCAAATAGGAACGACTTAATTGTAAATGGTACAACTTTTACAAGTTCATTACAATTTTATGTGCCACGTATAGATACTTTATGTGTGAATCCTCAAGGAACTTTAACGATATTTTCAGGAGTTCCTTCAGAAAATCCAGTTGCTATTAATATACCAACAGGACAGTTCGCTTTAAATCTATTATATATATCAGCATACACCAAATCTAGTCAAGACACAATTGTAGCAAGATTAGATGTTGAAGGTTTCACTATGAAGGATATTAAAAAGATATCTAGAAGAGTGATAAACGTTGAAGATTTTGCCACATTAACTGCCTCAGAATTATCTGTAACCACTGAAAATGTTATAGATGCAGCAACTGGTCTTGATATGTTTAAAACTGGTTATCTTGTTGAAACTTTTAATACGCCATTAACAATAGCAAGAACTACTGCTTCGGATTATTCAGCATCATTTGTTGAAGGTGTATTATATAGTGCTATAGAGGAATTACAATGTGACTTAGTGATTAGTGATCAAGGCGACCTAGTGAACAGGAATGGGTATTTGATGTTACCTTACACTGAAACGGCATTTGCTTCACAAACATTAAGTTCAAGAACTACTAACTTAAATCCATTTTTAATGATAAAATGGGATGGTTTACTTTCTTGTGTTCCTGCATCGGATGATTGGACAGAAGTTAGAGATAATGCTACAATATTTGAAGAAACAACAGAAGATGTTGAAATAATTACCTATATCAACTGTCCTGTTAATGGAGGTGGTGGACCTCCTCCACCTCCACCACCTCCTCCACCACTTCCTGCAACAACTTATGGCGGATTTTATGGCGCTGCGTTCGATCGTGCAGGAGAAGCTGCTGGAGTTGCTTGGTGGGTGAACGATAGTACTAATCTTGGGGTATCAAAACAGCAAATTGCAGAACATTTTATTTCTTCGAAGGAAAATACAGATGCTATTGCAGCAAATGCAGCTCTTGGTGGAGTTTTTAATCCAATATCACTTGAAACACTCATGCAAGAATCTGTATTAACATCAACAACATCATATTCATATGGTTCTGGTGGTAAACTAATATCCACTAGAACAGGAACTAATTTTGATGGCACAACCTTTACTGAAATAAAATGAGGAATAACTAATGGCAGCACCAAATCTTGATACAGAGGTAGTTTCAAAAAATGATCTTGTTAGTCAAGAATCTATACAATTTATACGAGCACAAACTCTAACTTTAACTTTAGTCGAAACTAGACCTAATACTAAAATGTATGTCTGGTTTGGTGATACTGATGTAACACATTTGTGTAATTTAGAGGGTAATGTATTAGGAACAGATCTTGTCACGGATACTATAGGTCAAGCAGTAATAGAATTTAAATTGCCGAGTGGAACTTTTAATGTCGGTAACACAGAAATTATAATATCCGATACTGATAATTTAGATTTGCTTAATAGTACAGGTTCTGTTTATGGTTCTGCTTCCACAACATTCCAAGCAAATGGGATATTAGAAATATTCCAAAGAACCGAAACAACTATAAAGAAAATAGCAAGAGCTAAAACAGTTCAAAGAGATCCATTAGCACAATCATTCTTTACTTTTGGTGTTGAAGGTGGAATGTTTTTATCATCAATTGATGTGTTTTTTCAAACCAAAGATGATACACTTCCAGTAACATGTGAAATACGACCAATGGTTAATGGATATCCAGCTCCATTAGAAGCAGGTAATATAAAACTAGTTTCTATATTACCACCTTCTAGTGTTTTTACTTCATCTGATGCATCTCTGCCCACTAAATTTTCATTTAATCCACCTATATATATTGCGGAAAATTCGGAGAATTGCTTTGTATTAAGAACTAATTCTATGGATTATAATGTATTCACTTCTAAACTTGGGGAATCCTCTTTAGAAGATGGTGCTAAGATTTATGATAACCCTTATGTTGGTTCTTTATTTAAATCTGAAAATAACATCACTTGGACTGCTGAACAATTTGAAGATATTAAATTTAATATCAATAAAGCAGTGTTTGATACAGGTAGTTCCGGTATCCTTGAATATGCAGTAGAAGTTCCTGCTTTGGCAGCATTTGGTAATCAATTTTCAACCGTATCTGGTTCTAATGTTGTTACATTTAGACACGACCAAGAACATGGTCTTGAAGTTGGTTCCAAATTTAAACTACTTACAAGAAATGATTCGCTATGGCCTGATGCATTATATGTTAATGCTAGTTTCAATGGCATTCCTCATACAGAAATGAGTACTATTCATAATATCACCGAAATTATAGATAGAAACACTTTGAAATTTCAAGTGACTACTCCAGCAACCAGTACTGGTATAATGGACTCTTGTAATATTGTTAATGTAATAACAGTATTATCTGAAGGTATTAATTATAGTGTTGCAGATACTATTACATTTTCTGGTGGAGGAGGAGTTGATGCCGCCGCTACTTTAAATGTTATTGATGGTAAAGTAAAATCTGTCACAATCACTAATTCTGGTACAGGTTATACATCTCGTCCCACAATAACGATTAATACATTAACTGGTACTGGATTGTCCATAGTTGCTTCTGTTACACCAGCATTTAGAATATATGTGAATAAACCAATGACCGGATTTATTCCTAAAGTTAATATGCACAATGTGGGTTCTACTACTACTACTGGTGTAATATCAACCACTTTAGGTAATTATGATGGTGGTAATCTTGTAACATACAATTCTGGTAAAACTTTCGATATTGCTGATAGATCACTTGATATAAACTTGAAACAGAATTCGGTTATTGCATCAACATTTAATGAAACTTCTTTGATGAGTGGTAATATTTCTACCAAACTTACGGTAGAATTGAAGTCAGATAACCCAAACATTTCTCCTATTATTGATACAAACTCTGCTCAATATCTTAAAGCATTTTCTAATAAAATTAATAATCAAACGGGTGAAACTCTTACTTCATTAAATTCTTCTGGTACAGTCGATTCGATTGTTATCTCAGCTGCTGGTTCTGCTTATACTATTGATCCTATTATTACAATATCTGCTCCTGATCTTGAAGATGGTGTTCAAGCAACAGCAACATCCGTATTAACTGGTGGAGCAATTACTGGTTCTGTTATCTCTGCTGCTGGTTCTGGTTATACTTCTACACCTACTATTGTTATTACAAGAGCTGTTGGTGATACTACTGGAATAAATGGTGCTGCTCAAGCAGTTTTAACACCATTCAATTCAGAATTGTTACCTACTGGAGGTACTGCTAAATCAAGATATATAACCAAAAAGAATTCTTTACAAATCATTTCATCCGGTTTAAGATTATATTCTGTTATTAGTTCTACAACAAGTTCTTCGGTTGATTGGTATGTTAGAACTTCATTATCAGCGGCAGGTGTTGATCATAGTTTAGAGGGGTGGCAAAGATTGAGTTGTGATACTCCAAGGGACAAATCATCTTATGTTGGTGAAGGACTTGAGTATTTATTTTATCTTGATGGTATCTCACAATTTGATAATTATGATTTGAAATGTGTATTAACAACATCTAATCCGGCAATTGCTCCTATTGTAGATTCTTATAGAGTTATTGTGGTATCTTAGTATGAGAGTAAAGGATGCATCTGATAATATTATTGATGGTTTAATAAAGAAAGATAATGGTAGTATTATTGTTGATAAGTCTGATTCTTATAATAGATATATGCAACATAAAAAACAAGCAGAGAGATTAGTTTCTTTATCGGAAGATTCTGAAACTAATTCTCTCAAGCTAAATGAATTAGAAACGAGCATAAATAATATTAACAAAGATGTAACTGATATTAAATCATTACTTCAGCAATTGTTATATAAATAACTGTATATAACTTATAGGAAATTTCATGTCAACATTAGTCCTTAGAAATACAAAAGGTACGCCTTTAACCAATACCGAAGTTGATGCTAACTTTAGTAATCTTAACACTGATAAACTAGAACTTGCTGGTGGTACTATCACTGGCGATTTAACAATTCAAGGTGATGTTTCAAATACATCAACAACAGCATTAAAACTTCCTGTTGGTATTACGAGTGAAAGACCAGGAACCCCTTCAACCGGGCAAATGAGATTTAACTCTGAGTTAAACCAATATGAAGGTTATAATGGATCTGCTTGGGGTGCTATCGGTGGTGGTGCTACTGGTGGTGTTGGTGATTCTGTATTCTTTGAAAATAGTACAAATATTGCTTCATCTTATACTATAACAACAGATAAAAATGCTATGTGTACAGGACCAATAACTATTGCAACAGGTGCAACTATAACAGTTCCATCGGGTTCTCGTTGGGTAGTATTGTAATAATTTAATCAAAGGATAAATTTAATATGGCTTCATTTATAAATGCTATTACCACTAGTGGTGGTGGTATAGAAACTTCTGCTGATGCTTCGGGTGTTCTAGAACTAAAAACTGATGGTGTTACTGCCCTTACTGTTGATGCTAGTCAGAATGTAGTTCTAACAAACCCTCTTCCGGTTGCTTCGGGTGGTAGTGGATTAACTTCTGTCGGTGTTGCTGGTAATATAATGGTATCTGATGGTACTACTTTGGTTTCTAATACTTTAGCACAAGCAGCAATTGTTGCTGTTGCTGATATAGGAACAACAGTACAAGCATTTGATGCTACTATTGTAGTAGATGCTGATATTGGAGTTTCTGTACAAGCATTTGACGCTACTATCCTTACAAACACTACTGCCATTTCTGGAGGTACATTCTAATGACGAATATCATCACTTTAAAAAAGGGGTTAGAGAGTAGTCGGCTTTCGATTACTCCTGCATCGGGTGAGGCTATTTATACAACGGATGATAAAAAAGTCTATATAGGTGATGGCGTAACAGCAGGTGGTAATCCTGTAGGCGGTGGTAACGCAGGGGTTGAAGCAGTTGCTACGGGTGCTTTGAGTAATGGTAGTAAGGTTATTCTAAATAGCGATGGGACTGTTGAGGTTGTTGCTCAGACTGTTATACCTGAGGCTATTCCAGCGGGTTCTGCAAGTGTATTTAATTCTGCGAATACTCAACACACCTCATGTGCTTTTGACCCAAACACCGCAGGTAAGTTTGTTATTGCTTATAAGGATCAGGGTAATAATGGATCTGGCACAGCTATAGTGGGTACTGTATCGGGTACTACTATTTCCTTTGGTGCTGAATATGTGTTTAATTCAGGTGATACTCGATACAACTCCATCTCATTTGACCCTAATACTCCAGGCAAGTTTGTTATTTCTTATAATGATATTGTTAATTCTAACTACGGCACAGCAATCGTAGGTACAGTTAGTGGTACTACTATTTCTTATGGTGCTGAGTATGTCTTTAATTCAGGGATGACCCACTACGTATCCTGCGCCTTTGATCCTAATACCGCGGGTATGTTTGTTGTTGCTTATAGGGATCTTTCTACTTCTGGTAGAGCAATAGTAGGAACAGTAACTGGCACTACAATAAGTTTTGGGGCAGAGTATGTCTTTAATTCAGGGGATAGTCAATACAACTCCTTAGCCTTTGACCCTAATACAGCAGGTAAGTTTGTTGTTTCTTATAGGGATAATGGTAATTCTTATTATGGTACAGCAATAGTTGGTACAGTAAGTGGTACTACATTATCCTTTGGTGCTGAGTATGTTTTCGAATCCACAGGGAACGGTAACTTCATCTCCTGCTCGTTTGACCCTAATACTGCTGGACAATTTGTTATTGCCTATTGTTTGAACTATACAATAGGCACTGCAATAGTTGGTACCGTAAGTGGCACTACTATTGCTTATAGCACTAAGTATACGTTCGAATCATTGTTTGGGTGGTATCCTGACATTGCCTTTGACCCTAATACAGCGGGTAAGTTTGTGATCGCTTATCGGGATTATATTGACCCTATTGCTTATGGCCGTGCGATAGTAGGTACAATTATCGGTACATCTATAAGCTTTGGGTCTGAATATACTTTTAATTCAGGGGATACTAATTGGGTTTCCATCGACTTTGACCCTAATACTACTGGACAATTTGTTATTTCTTATCTAGATGAATCTAGTGTTCTCTATGGCACAGCAGTCATAGGGGTACTAGAATTGACCACAACCAACCTAACCTCAGACAACTTCATTGGTATCTCGGACGGTGCATATCTAACAACTGAACTAGCAACTATCCAAGTGGTGGGTGCGACTAATTACGCTCAGTTAGGTCTTACTCCTGCTTTAAAATACTATGTACAAGGTGACGGTACACTAAGCACTACCCCAGACACTCCATCCGTCTATGCTGGTAAAGCGTTATCGGCAACTAACCTAATTATAAAAGGCTAACCAATGGCGAATACAATATCATTTAAACAAGGCACAGAAGCCAATAGAGTTGGGATAACACCCACTGAGGGAGAGTTTGTTTACACGACCGATGATAAGAAGTTATATATCGGTGACGGGGCAACAGCAGGGGGCAATGTAGTATCAGGTGCTGGCGGCAGTATAGAAGCAGTTGCTACTGGTGCTTTGAGTAATGGTAGTACGGTCATTCTAAATAGCGATGGGACTGTTAGTATTGTTGCTGAGACTGGTAGCCCCTTAAGCATCCCAGCGGGTGCTGAGTATGTCTTTAATTCAGGGGGGTATACTCAATCCATATCCTGCTCATTTGACCCAAATACTGCTGGTAAGTTTGTTGTTGCTTATCAGGATCATGGTAATTCACTCTATGGTACAGCAGTTGTAGGTACTGTATCTGGTACAACTATAAGTTTCGGTTCTGAGTATGTCTTTAATTCAGGAGATTCTCAGTGGGTCTCCGTCTCCTTTGACCCAAACACTGCGGGTAAGTTTGTTGTTGCTTATACGGATGCGGGTAATTCTTACTATGGTACAGCCGTTGTAGGTACAGTATCTGGTACTGCTATCACATTCGGTGCTGAGTATGTTTTTAATTCAGCGGGTACTAGCTACAACTCCATCTCATTTGACCCTAACACAGCTGGTAAGTTTGTTGTTGCTTATAGAGATGGTGGTAGTATTAACCGGGGTACGGCAGTTGTAGGTACTGTTTCTGGTACTACTCTCTCCTTTGGTGCTGAGTACGTTTTTAATCCCGTGATTACTGACCACATCTCCGTCTCCTTTGACCCAAATACAGCAGGTAAGTTTGTGGTGGCTTATAATGATGCTGGCAATGCTGACAAAGGCACAGCAGTAGTAGGTACAGTATCTGGTACTGCCATCTCATATAGTGCTGAGTATCTGTTTAATTCTGTGGGGGATACTGCCTTCTGCTCCCTCTCGTTTGACCCTAACACAGCAAATAAGTTTGTAGTTGCTTATAGGGACGGCGGTAATTCTTACTATGGCACAGCGATAGTAGGGACAGTATCTGGTACTACTCTTTCTTTCGGTGCTGAGTATGTGTTTAATTCAGGGACTGCTAGCTACATCTCCTGCTCCTTTGACCCATCTACATCAGGTAAGTTTGTTGTTGCTTATCAGGATAGTGGAAATGCTGGTTATGGCACAGCAGTAGTAGGTACAGTTAGTGGCACTGCCATCTCATATAGTGCTGAGTATGTGTTTAATTCAGGGAGTACTACCTACAACTCCTGCTCCTTCGACCCAAATACAGCAGGAAAGTTTGTGGTGGCTTATACGGACGATGGTAATTTTTTATATGGCACAGCCATAGTAGGTCAAATATCAACAATAGCAACCAACCTAACCACCACCAACTTCATTGGTATCTCGGACGGTGCATACCTAGATACAGCCACAGCAACTATCCAAACCATAGGTGCAGTAAACGTAGCACAATCTGGGCTAACGCCAGCACTTAAATACTATGTACAAGGCGATGGTACAATAGCTACAACACCCGATACCCCTGACGTTTACGCAGGATTAGCGACAACCTCTACTAACTTATTAATTGAAGGATAACACAATGCAAACTATTACTTTTAACGATTCATCTATCTCTGCTTATACTTTTGACGATGCTCACGACCTAGTGGCAACAGCAGAAAACATCACTTGCCCTCATTTTGTAATTGGTGACATGAACACTTCTAATGCAACTATCCACACTGGTGTAACACCTCCAGCAGATTGGCAGGGTGGAATGTATCTATTTGATGGAGCAACATGGACTCTTAATCCTAACTGGACTGATCCTAAGTTAGCAGAGATTGAAAGATTAACTGCTGAGTTAGATGCTTTACAATCTGTATAAATATAACAAATAACAATATAAAGGTGTCATAAATGGCTGTAGTAATTGATGGAACATTAGGTATAAATTCAAAGAGTGTTACTCTAACCGATCCTTTACCAGTAACATCGGGTGGTATTGGTGCGTCTACCTTAGCACAAGCTGGACTTTACACAAAGACAGAAACGGACAACATTGTAGCAAATAGAATAATGTATTTTGAACAAGCAACAATGCCCACTGGTGTTCCATCGGGTAGTGTTTGGTTAGATACTGATACTGGTGTTAAAGCAATGTTAAATATAGATAACGGTGTTGACATATGGGTGGAGTTCTAAGATGAGTATAAAATCAAAATTTAAACGTAGATTAAAAACTTCTGCTCGTGGATCAGAAACAAGTATAACAACTAAAGATGATATGGATAACTCGATTGCTAGTAATGACGATCTTGTTATTGTTGATACCAGAGGTCAAGAGTTTGAGTTGAGTGTGAAAGGTGTTTGGGTTAAAACCGCAAATGCTGGTGTTCAGGAAAATATCACAGATATAGCGGATAATGCCACAGACACCACCATACTAAGGACATCACATATAGGTTCTACAGTACTTTCTCCTACAGGCGATGGTAGTCAATTAACTAACATGCCTCCTGGTTGGTCATATGCATCAACACTCAAATTCTCATAATATAAACATTAAGGATCACAAATTATGGCCGATCAAGTAAAAGTATTTAAAAACGTAATCAACCAAACTGCCTTAGGTGCTGCACACTCAGTAACACTCGCATCTACTGGAGCAACTGAAAGAGCAGTGATTAAAGATGTGAGTTGCAGGGGGGTTCTGAATGCAACTCTAGACCTAGATGGTCGAACTGTACTTACAAGTACCCAAGATATGGTAGCAAGTGGTTCTCTTATCATGGATGTTAGCTCTGTGTTATCATTGAAATTTCCTTATATAGATGTTGCAGTTCCTAATAGTTTTAAAGGTATGTTTTTTAGTGGTTATGCCGATGGAGTAAACTACATTGAAGGGGATGGTGTAGGGGATGGTTTAAATACCACAATGACGGAAATCACAAACAACCGTGCCTATGGTCTTGATACCTACAGCTCCTTTGCTGCAATGAAAAATGGGACTCTAACCTTCTTCCGTTATTACTCCAATACAATCTACGAATATGAAGCAACGTCTGCTAGCCCTATAACATCTTATAGTTTTGGCTCTGGATTTGGATCATGTACAGATGGTACATATATGTACAATATTCCAGCTGGAAATACTACCACTATATACAGGCGACACATTGAAACAGGTGTAAGTACGAACTTCAATGTATCAACGGGAACTGTCAACGGGCAAGTTGGAAACCAAGGGTCTTTCTTGGAGTACCACGATGGTCATCTATACACTAAGTCGACTGCAAGTGCTAATACTATGGAGATCATCAAGATTTCTGATGGGTCTGTTACTACTATAACCAGTGGGTCTGTTGGAAACTATTCAGACGGTGGTTGTATCGTGACTACAGTGGCAGGTACATCTTATGTAGTAGAGCAAGGTACCAGCTACTGGAACTGGTATGAAATTGGTGGTACATCAACCACTTTCACAAACGTAAGTGGTGGTTCTAATGCGTCTACAGAGTATGGTGATGGTGCTGTTGAGGTTGCCCCTGGTATTGCAATGATCTTCTGTGAATACTCGGACGATCTTACTATCATTGACATGAATAATATAGCACGGCTACATATCTCAAGTGCATCAGATAGAAAAATGGCTGTTAATGACGCATTTAGTGACAGTTTCAGTGCATGTGGATTACTTACTAGGGAAGTAAAAGCGGTTAACTACGATGCCTACACATCAGGAATTCTAATCACAGAGGACGCATAATATGTCATTAATTCAAGAAACAAAAAGTTTAGGATTTGCAAGTACCGATAAAACAATTATCAGAGGTAATGTGGCTCAATACGGAGTGATATACACTGTACCCTTTGGAAGAAAATGGGTCGGTACATTAAACTGTGGGTCTACAAACCCCCCTAATGTTAACGGTGTGCCTCTTCGTTGTTTTGGTGGGTCGGGCACTTCTGTTGCAAGTCCAGGAGGATTTAATACATACACCTTTCTTGGCGGCACTGTAATTAAAGAAGGATACAGTGTGAATACTACTTCCATTTTCGGTATTGAATCTGATGCATAGGGGATTATTATGAATATAACCATTAACGATGATTTATCATCACTTGTAGTTTCAGAAGATGGTCTAATGGAGTGCATATTGCCTCCTTATAACCCTGAAACGCAAGTACCCTTTACCTCAGAAGCAGAAGTTAATGCTTTTGCTTCCACTATTAATACTAATCCTAATTACTTCAGTATAAAATTATCGGATGAAGAGAAAGCGGTTATAGTCTTTGATATTGAATCAGAAAGTGTACGTCAAGAACGTGATATGTTATTAACGTCTATCGTAGATGCTATTAATCCTATGCGGTATAAAGCATTATCAGAAGCGGATCAGTTGTCTTGGGATCAATATAGATTGGATTTATTAGCAGTTCCTCAACAAGTGGGTTTCCCTTTTGATGTAGTGTTTCCTGATAAGTTTTGGATTGTTGAAGAAACTATAGTATAAATAATAGTAACAACAACTAAACATATTCTATATTGGAATGTAGTAAATTAAGAGAGGTAGCATAATGTCTGCGATAATCGTATCCGGAAACACATCTGGAACAGTAACTATACAAGCACCTGATATTGCAGGTAATACAATATTAACTTTACCTACATCTGGTACTGCTATAGTAACAGACGTAGATTTATCATTGGCTATTCAAGGAATAATTGATCCTATAGCAGCAGCAATCATATTCGGAGGATAGAAAATGGCTTTTAAAAATATAAAGATAGTGGGTAATGGTACTGCTCAAACAGTACTAACAAATACAAGTATACTAGAAGGTGTGACAACAGGACTTGTTGCATACAATTCTACAGCAGGTGCTTTAAGTTTTAGCCTATTAATAGATGGCGTATCTGTAATTTCAGAAAGTGTTGATGCTAATACTAGTTATAGACTACCAGACAAAGTTAATATCCCCGTTAATACTGTACTAACGGTTAATGCAGCAACAGGTCTTGATATCACTGTAAGTGCTTATCAAACTGCTATTGATGTAAATGCTGCACTATCACTTGCACAAACAAGTGCAGCTGCTGCTGCTCAGTCCGCTATTGATGCAGTTAATGCGTTACCAGCAGGTACACTAAATGACATTACCCCAGCTTTAGATAAGGCGTATAGTTCAACTAAGATTGAATCTGAATTAACATTAAAAGAAGATGCGGATGCAACTATTCTTAAAGATGCTGACATTGGTGTTTCTGTTGTCGGTGTTGCAGACATTGGTTCTACAGTACAAGCATACGATGCAGACACCTCTAAGCTAGATGTAGCAGAAACTCGCACAGCAAACATTGACTTACTAACCTACGCTGAAACCAAAGTAGCAATGGCAGCAGATGATGTAGACCTATCACTAGGTAACATCTTCACCAAGACAATCTCAGTAGGGACTACTCTAACCATTAGTAATCCAGCAGCATCGGGTAAAGGCTCAGCATTTACGTTGATCTTAACCAATGGTGGTGCAGCGGTTATTACATTTCCTGCTAGTGTTAAATGGGCAGCAGCAACAGCACCTACACTCACAGCAGCAGGTATTGATGTATTGACCTTTACTACAGTAGATGGTGGGACAAACTGGTATGGTATTGCTGCTGGCATAGGGATGGCATAGTATGAGTATTGAAAGGAAAGTATTAGGGACAAGCCCTAGTGGTGGTGATGCTTTGACTGTTGAGGATGTGTTCTCGACTTATCTTTATACGGGTAATGGTGCTACCCAAACCATTGAGAACGGTATTGCTTTAGGTGATAGCAATTATGGAGCAAGTGTCGAATTTGATGGGGTTGGTGATTACTTGAGTCGGAGTTCTGATCTCACGGGTAATGCTGATGGGAAGACTTTTACTATTAGTGCTTGGGTTAATACCAAAAATGCGCGCGCTCCCTTCTATTACAACAGTTCGTCATCAGCAAACAACATTGGCATTGAGTTAAGTAGCGGAGGGAATTTTTCATTCATCAATAGCGTTAGTTCTGCTAGTCGGTGGAATATAAATTCAACATCAGCAGTTGGGGTCTTAAACACTTGGCAACATGTTTTATTTTCTTTCGATGCTGATAGTCAGGCTAACTGCAAGCTGTACGTAGACGATGTAGCTGTACCATTGACTTTTACAACATTTTCCACTGGATCTAATGTTGTTTTCACTTCCGCATCTCAAGTAGTTGGCGCAATATCATGGGCGTTAAGCGTAAAAACTAAAGGTAGACTCTCAAACCTATTCCTAGACTACACCTACCGTGACCTATCAATAGAATCTAACAGACGATTATTCATCACTGCTGATGGTCAACCTGCAAGTAAAAGTGGTCTTGAGGCTCTTAACCCAATCATGTATATGCCTTTAAATGACACAGATGGTATCGGTTCTAACTTAGGTACTGGTGGTGACTTTACTGTTAATGGTAGTCCAAAGGCATTATCAATAGGTGGACCTTATATCGGTGATGGTGTTGGGCAAGGGGGCATGATTTGGTTGAAGAATAGAACTCAAGCGTCCAATCACATGCTAATGGATACTGAACAGGGCGTTAACAGACAACTTCGCTCAAATGAGACTGGGGCAGCAGAACCACTTTCATCGATCCTTGACAGCTTTAATAGTGATGGGTTTTCACTAGGAGTAGGAAACGGCAACTCTAACGGAGTGGGAGAATCCTACGCCTCTTGGACATTCCGCAAAGCCCCACGATTCTTTGATGTGGTTACTTATACTGGTGATGGTGTTACTGGTAGAGAGATAGCACATGACTTGGGTTGTGATGTTGGGATGCTGATTGTTAAGAGAACGGATATAGCAGATGATTGGGATGTCTTACATAAAGATGTTGAGGTATTAAGGCTTAACACAACTGACGCAGTATTAGCAGGATATGCGCCGATACGTTTCGGTGATGGCTCAAACCTGATAAGACCAACAAGTAGTGTGTTTACGGTAGGCTCTTCTGGAGAGACTAATGGCTCAGGAGGAACATACGTAGCCTACCTATTCGCCCACGATCCAGAGGGTGAAAATGGGGATGATGGGATGATTGCTTGTGGGAGTTATAACGGAGCTTTTACTTACCAAGAAATAGACTTAGGTTGGGAAGCACAATATGTAATGATTAAACGTACAGATTCCGCACAAGATTGGATGGTGTTTGATAGTATGCGTGGGATGACTGCTAATACCACTGGTGGTGACGTTCCAGGAGGTAATGATAATAGGCTGAGGCCAAATGACTCAGCACTGGAAGAGTCAGACACTTACGGTATTGATCCGCATGCTTCTGGCTTTAGTGTTAGAGGTAGTAATATATCAGTGTCAGGCTCAACCTACATCTACATGGCTATCCGCAGACCCATGAAGACTCCAGAGGTGGGGACTGAGGTTTTTGCTATTGATACTAGGCTTGCTACTGAACCTAGTTTTATTGCTGGCTTTCCTTTGGATTTATCTATTAGTACAATCACAAGTGGGGGTGTTAATCGGTTAGTTAATAGTAGAATAACAGGGATTACAACCTTAAAAACTAATTCAACAGTGGCAGAGGGATCTGAGACTGGGTCAACATTTGATTATATGGATGGATGGAATAGTAATACTGGACTTAACACCTCTCTTTACTCTTGGATGTGGAAACGTGCCACCGGCTTCTTCGATGTGGTGGCGTATACTGGTGATGGTACAAATCCTGCTACTATTAGTCACGGTCTCGGTGTTGAACCAGAGTTGATTATCTATAAAAACAGAAGTGCCGCACAAGACTGGTTTGTGTCATGGGGGCATCTAGGTCTAAAACTCAACTCCAACGCATCCCATCTCTTTGCTGGAACTCCAATGACTGTAGGGAGATGGGGAATAAAGGCATACGCCAGTATCTATTCTGGCGCATGGACAACAAACACAACTGGCGATAACTATATCGCCTACCTCTTCGCAACCCTAGATGGCATCAGTAAAGTCGGATCTTACACAGGTAACGGCACTAACCAAACCATAGATTGTGGATTCTCAACTGGTGCTAGATTCATCCTAATCAAACGGACTGACTCAACAGGTGACTGGTTCACTTGGGATACTGAGCGTGGAATCGTGGCAGGTAATGACCCACATCTATCATTGAACACAACAGCAGCAGAAGTAACAACCGATGACTCTGTAGACCCTGATAGTTCAGGTTTTATAGTGAATCAAGTAGCAGCAACTAATATCAATGTATCCGCTGGCGAATACATTTTTTACTCAATCGCATAGGACAATCAACTATGAAATACAGAAATAAAACTAGTGGCTTAGTTAGCACTCAAGGTGAGATCCGCCGAGCTAATTCAAACTCTTCATTCCCTCGTGTATGGGACTCAGCAGTCTGTGAGAGCCTAGACATTGACCCAGTACTTGAAGCACCTAAACCAGAGGTTACTAATCTACAACAAGTAGTAGCTGATGGTGTAGAACTTGATGCTTTAGGTAACTGGGTAAACAAGTGGCTCATCATTGATAAGTTTACTACTTATACTGATGATGCTGATGTAACCCATACCCAATTGGAACAAGAAACTGCTTACTTACAATCTCTCGAAGATATTGCTACTGAAGCACTAAGAGCAGAACGTAACAAGTTACTGGCGGCTACAGACTTCTATGCCTTGACTGATGTAACTATGAGTCCAGAAATGACTACTTACCGCCAAGCACTGAGAGATTTACCGGCTAATACGGTAGATGTATTTAATCCTGTTTATCCTGAGTTATTAATCGTCTCGTAGTTTAGTAAAGGAGGTGTAAAATCCTCCTTTTT